CATAGAGGTAGTTATACAGTTAATTCTTGTACTACCATCTAAAGCAATCTTTCCTTGAAATACTGTATTCATTATTAGTATGTATTCAATGTTATTGTTAATATTCCTAAATAAACATTATAAGTAGTGTAATCATACTTTTCATCGGGATCTATAATATCCCAGCCAATAGTAAACCTATCATGTGGCCAATGAAACATTATTTCTAATTCCCATTCCATTATACTCTTCCTTGTGCTCTATAAGCTTTTTTATAATTCTTACTAGTTTTTAAACTAGAGGTTTGAGATTTTGCATGTATACCTGGTCTACTAATATTTGGTGATACTTTTTTCTCTACTGTGTTGGTTAATTTTGCCATTTGTATTTAAAATAAACGTATTAATGTATAATGAAAACTAATTCCTGCAGAAGGTTGTCTGTTTATAGCATCATATCCTCCATATAAACCAAGTCCAAATCTTTTTTTGTTTTTAGATTCTAACTTAGCTAGTTTAACTTCTTGCTCTTCTTGCTTCTTTAAAGAGCCTAATAATCCAGCTTGTAAATCTAAATTATGATTAACAAAAGCACTAGATTCTTCTCCTAAAGCAACAGCTAAATCTTGTATTTGTTTATACTTGTTTTCAAACTCTCTCATCTCTGCATTATATCTATCTTGGCAGTCTTTAACTTGCTTTGTAAGTTCTTTATGCTGGATAGCTATTCCATACAAAGCTTTAACCCTTTCTGGAGAATTTAAATCTTTAGTTTGGCTGTACAGTGTCAAGCATTCTACGCATAACATCATAACTAGTATCCCTAACTTTAATAGTTTCATATTTAATTCTTTTAGGTTTGAATTTTGTTAATCTTTTTATTTCTTTAACTTTCTCTTGTGTAGAGCTATCGTGAGCTTTAACATGATCAACTAATGCTTCTTTGTTTTGTTCAACTTCTATTTTGGTATCAATTAATTCATTCTTTGTTCTCTCTATTTTAACAGCTCTTCTAGCTTTAGAAAAACTATTAATAGACATAACAATAACAATTATAATAATCAAAACAATTAGTCCTATTAAAATATAGTCTTTTATTTTATTTGGAATTACATTAAGTTTCTGTAATATATTCATAATTATTTGAAGTATAAGTTAGCTTCTCTTTGTCTTCTCTTAGTTAATCCATTATTAACCCTACCATTAACTTTGTTCCATTTAGCAAACTCTCTAGCGATAGTTGGATCATTTGGGTTAGCATTTACTTTACGCAACAATGTGCTATCTCCTAAACCTTCAGGAATATTATCCACATCAATATCTGAACCAACATTGTATGCAAAAGATACAAGGGCATTAAATTGATTTTGATTAATAGTAGATGTAACAAGTCTATCTACATCTTTAGCAAACATGTTAACTGTTTGTTTTAACATCCAATAAGCTGTTGCTTGTGTAATTGGTTTGTCCTTCATAGTAACTTTTGCTCCACTAGGATAGAATGTATTACCATATCCTATAGTTGGTACACCTGCAGGACAGAGGTAAGGAGATAATCTTAATCCCTCATCCTTTGCTATCATTTGGTATAATTCTTCATTCGGACTCATTTTACTGCTTTTTTATGTTTATCAAAATCATCTTTTAATTTAGAATATAAGCCTTTTAATTCTTCGTGATCTTTTGCTAGAGCGTTATATTTATCTGTGAGTTCTCTATGTAGTTTTTCCCAGTTTTGAGATTGTTCAACTTCCTTAGCATATGCTAATTGAATAACATTAAATTGGTTTTGCATTTCTCCTAGTTGAGATCTAAGAGTGTCTATTTGACTTCTGAAGTATTCTTTTTCAGCTTTAAATTCAGCAACTATTGCCTCTTTATCACTCTTAAGACCCTCATTTTCTTGCGCTAATTTCGTATTTAAATTATCATATAATTCTCTAACTTTAGCAGCGTAGTCAACTTCTGCTGATTCTATTTCAACATCACCTTTTTTTAATTCTTGTGCTTTAGCTTGCTTGCCCCCTAAAAACCAACCAACTATTCCACTTATAGATGCACCAACTGTTGACAAAAGCATCCAGTTTGTATTAAGCCAATCTGACAAAGACATATTTTTAAAATTTTTATATTAATACTAAGCTACAAATCTAAATAATTAATGTGGATTTATAAAACTATGATGAAAACATGGAAAGGATAATATAGCATAATATTATTTTATTTTTCTATTATTGTCTTCTAGACTCTGCTGTAACTCTAACACCCATTTCTTTTGCATATTCTGCATCAATATAAGGAAGAGCTTCGTTTAATGCTTGAGATGCTACAGGAAATAAATTAATAAAATATTTCATTGGATAAGCTTTATCTGCTTCTTTTTCATCCCCTATTGCTGTATAATATACTTCTTTTCTTAAAGCATTAAGTAAACTTCCAATTTTTGAAAAAAGACCTAAAGAAGGAATAATGGAACCTCTTGTCATTTCATCTGCAGATGCTGGGTTTACATAAAACAAAAGCTCATCAGAAATTTTATTTATCATTTTAGCAACATACTTATATCTATTCTTAGTAAGAATATCTTCATCATCATCAGGTGCAGCTAACTTTGCAGCAACCAGTAATGAAAGAATACCTACTATAAGCTTAAGTTCTTTAAACATGTTTTTAACTTGAGTTCTAATTAAGTCTTGAAACTCTTCTTCAGTTATGTTTAATTCTTTTCCTGTTTGTAAATAGTATTGTTGTTTTTTTGCTTCTAGCATTTCATTTATTATAGCAAGACCTTTATCTGTACCAAGAGTAATATCTCTAAGATCTGTTATATTTCTTAACCCTATTTCGCTTAATGTTGAAAAGAAAGCTCTATATCTACCATACTCCCACTCATCTGTTGCAGTATTTTTTGTAATATTTTTGTATCTAACAGAAAGAAGTTTGGGAATCCATCCTTTAAACATCATGAATGAATTAAAAATAGTATCTCTTCTATATCCCATCTTATCATCATTACTCATTTGTCCTGTTAGGTTTCTAGAAAAATCAATAATACCCATTCTAAATTTAGCAAGTTCTTCATCACTAACTCCTTCTATAACTAGTTCATCATTTTCAATTTTTGATAATTTTTTTAATGAAGTGTTTCCTTCTTTAAGAGATTTAACTCTTTCTTCAAAAGAGTTTTCTAGGGCCTTTCTTTGCTCAAATGTCATTCCTTTTCTAGCCTGTCTATCCAAAGCTCTTAAATGTTGTCTAATGTTTATAATTTTTCCATTAATAACAATTGCATTATCAATCATTGTTAAAGCATTAGCTAACTCTAATTTTCTTTCACCAAAAGAGTTTGTAGACATCATTACATCAGAAAAAGTCCATGTTGCTAAATAGCTTGCATATGATTTTTTCTCTGCTATCATTCTTTGTTTTATCTCTACAACACTTTCTCCTGTAAGAGGTGAAATAGTATCTAATAAAGCTTTTTCAATAAGAGAAAGTTTTCCTATTGGAAGAGTAACTTTTACATTATTTTTTTCAAATTCTCCTGGAAGATAAAATCCTGCTGAATTAATATACATTTGCATTTGGGCTCCAAACCAGTTAGCTACCCCAATTAATGGTTTAAGACCAAGAGCAAGATTTCTAATATAAGTATCACCTGTTCTTAGTAGTTTTTTTGTAGATATAGTTCTATCTTCTACCTTATCTTTATTTTTTGACAATTTAGAGACAGTGGAAGTCATTAATATATTTCCCATTGAATTTAAATTCTCTGTAATTCCGTATAAGTAATCATCTAGTATTGCTTCTAAAAGATTTGCATTCTCATTTTCTGCACGTTCTTTAGGGGTTTGTCCTTCAAATACTACCTCTCCCTTAGTATCTGTAATTAATGATCCTTTAGATTGCTCGACCGAATGCATTACTAATAATGGAAACTCTAAATCTTTTGTAGATTCATATTCCATTAAAGACTTAATCCACATAAGCCCAACTTTGTTTAAGTCTGTAGAAAGTTGCGCTACATCTTTATTAGTTCTTGTAAAATACTTAGGAATAACTCTTTTTAACTCTCCTGTTTCTTCATCAACCTTTGCATATAATTGTTCTTCATTAGGATTTATACTATACATATCTTTAAAGAAATCTTTTGTTTCTTTTAGTATATCTCCTGATTGAGACATTTTTTGAAGAGTAGTGGCTTCTATTAATGGAAAAAAAGAAAGTCCTTGTTTATCTAAATATCCCATCTTTCTAGCTTTCTCGTTTAGTTCTGTAAAAAAGTTCCAAACTTTTAAAGCATTTTCACTTTTAGACATTTCTAAAAACTCTTTAGACAAATGACCTTCTTCAATCATAGCTTGTCTGTAGTAATATTGAAATGTATAATTTTCAAAACCATCAAAAGTGTTTGATGTAATATCTATAGAGTTAATAAATCTATTCTTTCTTCTTTCTTTTATTTCCTCATTTTCTGTTTCATCTGAAGAAAATTGTGTTCTTTCTAATTCATCTAGTGTTCTTTCTATTACTGGATCTGTTAATCTTTTATATTCTTCAACATCTAAATTATCTAATAAAAATTGTTTGTTTCCTTTTTCTTTAGCTGTTTTTATATCTTCTAAAAATTTAGAGTCTAATTTTTTGATTAGTCTAGGACCTCTTTCAGTTAGAGTACCAATCATTTCAAAAGCTGTTTTACCTTTAGCTCTTGCTTCTTCTTCTAGAGGAATTAATATTTTTGAATAGTTATTTGCAACTTTACTAAAATTAACATTAATTAAATTCTTAGCTTTTAAATAAACTTTAGCAGCCAACTGTATAATTAGTGGGGAAAGTTTTGAACTCTCTAAGAAGTTTTTGTCTAAGCTAGATACTAATTTTTCAGCTTTTAAAATGTCTCCTACATTTTCTTCTTCAACAATTCCTTCTTTTAGTCCTTTTTGGAGAACATATTCTTGTTTAATAGATAGTATTTCTTTTAGTTTTCTTTTTATTCCTGCAGAAAGTCTATCAAAATTATTTAATAACTTTAACTCTTCAACTGACATGTTTTCTCTAGGAATGTGTGATGTATATACATCACTTAATTGTGTAAACTTTTCAGCACTTCTTTGGTATTCTATTAGTTTTTCAAGCTTTGTGTTTAATTCATCTTTAGATAGGGTGTTAAAGTCTATACCATCAAATTCTTGAATGGTTAATTCCATATCATTTAAGAATGTTTTAGCAACATCATATACAGGAAAGAAGTTTAGTTTTAAATGTAAGTTTCTAATAGCTAAACTTAATTGTTCTAGTTTTAAATTTTTAGAAAATTTATCTTCTGGCTTAGCAGTAGATTTATATATTTTTTCATACAATTTTCTAAGACTAGAGATAAATGTATCAACAGATTCATTACCTGTAGATTCAAAATCGACAGGAACAGGAAGTAAATAAACGTTTGTTTCTTTTAATGAATCTATTTTTCCTACTTCTACAGATCTTGCAACAAGTCCTGAAGTTTTATTATTTTTAATTGCGTAGCTATAGTTTGTTACAAAAGGAATCATTCTTGCTTTTCTTAATTGATTTCTTTCAATTCCTAAGTTGTAAGCAATTTTTGTATACTCTCCCATTTGTTCTTTCCACTCATCTTGTTTATACCAAGGAATGTCTGTATTAGATTCTGTATTAAAACTTGTAAATTTCCAGTCTAATATATCCACTTTAACATCTGGTTCTCCTTTACTATTTTTAACAGGTTCAAAAGCTATAAAGTCAACTGTAGATCCAATACCTCCTTTAACTTTTAAATTAGCTACTTGTGTTTCAATTAAAAATCTTGTACCATCTTCATATGATTCTATAAGTTCTTTTGCAAAAATAATAATAGATTTTTTTACATCATCATTTAATGGTGTAGCTATTTCATCTTCTTTAGGAGTCAATAAAGCATACCCATTTTTATCAATAAGATTTGTAGATATATAATTTTCTAGAAATTTATGCCCTTCAGATCCCCATGCTCTTTTTTGATCATCTAATAACTTTTCTTCATCTGTTCTTTTAAGATCTTTCTTTTTCTTTAATGTTGTAACTGTAAATTCTAAAGGTTTATCATCATATGTGTAATGTCTTTTCTCATTCTCTGTAGCATCAAGAAGATTCATTCTAGAATCCATATCTTTAAACTTTTCAAATGCTTCATTTACTTTTTGATTTTCTTCTAATTGAAAGAATACACCCTCTCCTTTAAACTCTGCAGGTGCAGTTTCCATAAAAGTTTTAAATGCTTCTACATCTTCTATAGAGCCTTTTTCTGTTTGTGGATTAGTATCAAGGTATGCAGAGTATTGTTCTGCTGTTCCTATATCAGCTAATTCAGGATTATTATTAAAGAGTTCTTTTACACCTGGTTTAACTTTATTGTAATATCTAGCTCCTAGGTTTCCTTCAGAAATTTGTTGAGCTGTTTGTTCAAACAAATCAATATCAGATCTTCCATATAAAGATCTAATAGAAGAAAGAATAACATCCCACATTTGTTGAACTAAGTTTCTACTTTCTTTCTCTAATAGCTCAGGAAACTCTGTAGTGCCCTCAGACATATTAATAATCATTTCTGCTATTAATTTATCTACAGCTTCTTTTTTTATCTTACGAATGTTTGGTTTACCATTTGGTAATTGATATGCTTTATTATTTTTGTATTTATTTAATACAATGTTGTATATTTTATATTGAGAGATTTTACTAATAAGGTTTGTAACTAGTTGTGGATTTACTTGCTCTATAATAGCTGTAGCAATATGCACCATCTCTTCTGTAAGAGCTACATCTTCTTTTCCTTCAGCAATAGCAATTATTCCTTGTACAAGATCTGCAAGTGCTGTAGCATCTTTTGCATTTACATCAGGGTTTCCTTTTAAATAATCTTGTAGAGCAACAATGTTAACACCCATTTGCTCAATCACCTTCTTAACTTTCTCTATTGTTTCTTTAGAAGCTTTAGATGCAGGAACACCTTCTAATTGATTGTATATATTATTTGTTTTTTCTGAAAATTGTCCTTCATTATATAATGATTTTATTTGATTAGGTTCAAACACACCATAATTGTTAGCAAGTTCAGGATCTTTTATATTTTCAAATATTACTCCATCTTTACCATCTTCTTTAGCTTTTAAAGTAAGTTTAGATGCTTCATTTGCTGCCCCTTTTCCATCCACCTGCATAACAAATGGTTGTTCTTCAAAATCTTTTTTAACAACATTTTTAGCATTTAAAAAAACAGGCATTATTTCAGCAGTAAAACCCCCCTTTTTTAAATCGTCTGCTATTTTTTCTTCACCTTGTTTGACTGTTTTTAAAAAAGCAGCCATCAAATTATCAAACTCATTAGAAGATAAGTCAGTAATTTTTTTTCTTTGTAGATTTGATATTTCTGGAAATGCTTCTTCATTAAAAACAATAAGTCCATCATCATAAACAGCTAAATTTTTATTATTTTTATCTGTTGTTCTTAATGTTTTATCATCATATATACTTTTTACATCATATTTTCCTTGTAGTATATTTTCTTTGTTTTTAATTAATCTAGAAACATGTTCTTTTACATTTCTATAATAACGTCTAGGATTACTTATAGCTCCTCCTTTACTATACTCTCTACTTAAATTAGAATACTTTATAGAAAGTTCTGTTACTTTTTCCATAATTTGTTGTTGGTTTAAACCTTTAGATTTTAAACCATCTATATAATTAGCAAATTTTGGAGATTCTTTTCTTAAATCATTATATAGTTTTTGTTTTCGTTCTGTACTAATAAAACTAGATCTTAAATCAACAAGAGAACTAGATATAAATTCTAGTTCTTGTTGTCTAGCCATTATAGCATAATTAAAAGAAACATTTTCGTTATTAGAAAAGAAAAAAGCATTCTCAGAATCATACTCTCCTGTAGTAGATCTACCAGTAGTTTCTCCTCTTAGAGCTTTATCAAACTCATTAAATTTATTACCAGTACCATGATATACTAATAAAGGTTCCCCATTAGAATCTACCACTTTAGACCCTTCTCCTTTTTCCCAATCACCAAACCATGCTTTAAAAGAAGGTGTGTAAACCTGTGCCCAAGCTTTTAACGCTTCTTCTTTATCTGTTATAATATTTAAGATATTATTAAAAAGTATAGACTCCTTACTATTAGGAGCCAATACTTTTTCTATCTCATTAGTTTCTTTGTTTCTAAATATACTACAGGCCATAATTTATTGATTACAACGTTTTGATTCATTTTCTTTTTGAGATAATATATCATTAATCTCATTTTCTTCTGTTTGTAAAGGTAGAGATTCTTCTTCAGACAAGAAAATAAATTCATCTCCTTCTACGTATGCAGAGTTTCCAAGAACTTCTACAATGTTTAAATCTTCTACTTCTGTTTCAACTTTTTCATATCCATTATCAAATACAGATGCTTGTGAAACAGTTGATTTTGAAATACTAGGATATTTTTTATCATAAAATTCTTTTGCATATAGAGAATCTCCCCAAGCATTAATCATTTTATAAACATAGTTTTTATAAACTGTTGTTTTTTTAGTTACCTTATCTGTAGAAATAGTTTCATATACAATTGGAGAAGAAATTCCTTTTTTATTTTTAGAATAAACTTTCTTGAATAATCCTTTTTTCATAAAAGAATAATCCCCTTTCTTAACCATTTCTCTTTTTGTATCTTTATTTACAGTCATGTCTGACCATATGTATGTAATTACATCACTATTGGCTTCCATTGAATTTGCAGAGATGTTTATGGTTTTTGGAATCTGTCCTTTATCCATTGCATCTTTTAATTTTTTAGACACTAGTGTAGTTTCAGGTTTGAATCTTCCTTTTTTAGTTAGAATAACTCTTTCTTTATGTTGATCTACAATATTAGGATCATTCCAATTTCCTCTTTCAAATACATTCATATCTACAAAATCAGAAAGATTTGGAAGTTTATCTATTTGTGAAAGAGTTTGATTATATACTTCAACAAAATCTTCAAAAGGAAGCAAGCTTGTAAAAGAAATTCTAGAATTAGAAAGCCCTGATTGTAATACAGCAAGTCTTACTAAATTTCCATATAATGGTTTTTGTGACTCTGGTAATAATTTTTTAATCTCTCTTAAAGCATATATGATTTGATTTTGATCATACACTTTAACATCTTTTGAATTAATGTATAAATTGTCTGGTTCAGTTTCACTATTTCCTTTTTCAATCTGTAATGCTTTTAGAACATAATTATTATACAAAGGATGATTAGGATTTTCAGCATCTCTTTTTAATTTCATTAATTCAGAGGCAGTTGATTCTCCTTTTTCATTAGAAAGCAAAACTTTTGTAAGCTGTGTGTTTAAATTTCTATTAGTTTGTACAGCCCAATCAAATAATGTTAGCACTGCTTTTTTACTTGTAGATACAAAGTCTTTATCATTCATATCCATGTATGGTTCTAACACTTGCTCTAACACCTCTCTTATAGATTGACCATTAGGGTTATTTCTTTTATCTGATAGCAGTATTTCAGCAATTCCATCTCTAAATGAATTTAAAGAATTTTTTAATTCTCCAATAAAAGAAGAGTCTAAGAAATCATCAACATCTGAAAAAATTGTATTTCTAGCTTTTTCTATTTGTCTTAGTTTCTTAGCTATTAAGAAAGGATCATTAAATGTTGCTGTATCAAAGTTTGTAGCTTGTGTAAATGTCAATAATTGCTCAGCCATTTTTGAGTATTTTAAAAACTCATCTAATATAAATAGTTGCTGTAATGATTGATATGGAGATAAAGTTTCTTCATCTTTTCCAATCATTTTGGATAGCTCATCAACACCAGGAATAACATTAATTTCAAGGTTTTCAGAATCAATAGCTTCGTATTCATATCCTTCTTTAACAGCATTTATATACTTGTTATTAAATACATATGAATATCCATTGTTTTCTAATGTTTGCAATAAGTCTTTAATAATTGGTTGATTCATAAAGTATGCAACATTTTCTAATGGTACACCAGTTCTAATTAAAAACAACCAAGTTCCAGCAACATTAGGCGTGATTCCTAAACGCATAACCCAAGGGTCTTTAGCAGCATCTACATACCCATCAATAACTTGTCCAATTACATCAGAAATGTAGTTTCTATCTTCTGGAATAGCATTGGCATCTTCAATCATTGATAATGTAGGCATGCCTTTAACTGAGTTAAAGTTTTCAAATTTAATTAATGCATCCCCAAGAAAAGCTCTGTCTCTTTCAGAAACACGACTTAATTTTGTTCTATCTATTGAAAGAATACTTCTTTGAGCTTGTGCATTACCTGTTTGAGATGTAGCTGCAATACCAATAGCAGTTTTTGCTCTAACAAAGTCATTTCTTAATTCAGACATAAACTCTCTATCTAACATTTCTCCAACATCAGAGTAATCTATTTTTTTAGAACCAAGAAGAGTTTCAATATCAGTAGTTAATTTTTGTAATTGTTCTGCAGAGTTAGGTTTAACTAAGTTTTTAAAATTGAGTGGATGAGATATAAGTTTTTCTAAAGAGTCTACATAAGCATTGTCTAAAGATTGTCTATACAAACCATTAATAATTTCTTCTTTAGAATTACTATATTCTTCTGGAAATATACTTTCAAACAATCTATCTTCTGCTTCTCCCTGCGGAAGAGCATCTTTTTTAGTTTTTATATATTCATCAAATTCTCCAGCTTTATATAATTCTTCAAATTTAGCTTTAGCTTCTTTACCAATTCCAAAATAAGGAACAACTTTTAAAGAGTTATTTTTTGAAGGGTATAAGTTTTTTAGATAAATGAAAAGTTTATCAATATCAAAGTCACTTCCTACTTTCTTAACTAAAGCAGAAGGAACAATAACAGAATCACCATATCCTTCTGGAAGAAATTTAGCAATTTCAAATACTTCAATAGAATTTTGTTTTTGTGTAGGAATACGAAAAGCAATACCAGCTAAAGCAGATAATTGTTTTTTACCTTCTTCTGTATTGTTAAAATAGTTTATAAGCTCTTCATCAGATAAAGGACTTTTAAACCATCTAGATATCATAAGCTGACATGCTCTTTTTCCATCCTTATTTGTATAGAACTTAAGTATATCTGATTCGTATATAGTTTTTGTATTTCCTTTACTATCAGTTATTTCTTTAGCTTTTGCTCTTTGAGACTCTAACAATGCAGAAGATACTTGTACTTTTTGTCCTCCTTTTAGTTTTGTAGATACAACAGCTCTGTGTGCAATAGAGTATAATATGTTTCTAATTTGTTGGTATGAAGGAATAGCTTCTAGTACAAACTTACCATCTTCATAACCATCTAATGCATCTACTATATTATCATTAATCTCTCTTTTTAATAATTCTTTTTTAAGAATATCAAATGTTAATTCTGGTTTAGATAGTGTGTACTTATCATCTCCTACTTTTGTTATTCCTAGTTCTTTAAATAAAGAGCTTAGTCCATCTTGTATTCTTGCTTCTAGAAGATTTTGATTATTCTTTATTTCATTATATAAATTATCACCATCATTATAAGAACCTTTATCTAATAATTTAATCCATTCATTATAACGAGTTGTAAAATTTTTTTCATCAGACATAAAGTCAATAGGCACACCAGCTTCCATAAAGTCCATAGTAGCTAACTTTGTAGGTTGTGATCCTTGAGTAACTTTATTATTTTCTTTTGTAGGAACTTCTGTTTGAATAGCAAATATTGAAAGAGGAATAGTAAGAACAGTTTGTTTTCCTAATGGGTTTTTCTTTTCTTCAGCACTAATTAAAGGAGCTTCATTAAAGTTTCCATCTTTATCATACAACTCATAAATATTTTCTTTACCAACTTTTCTTCCTGATGCATAAACAACATAGTCTACATCATCATTAATCATTTTTTCATAAAGTTTTAACATGTTAGCTGTTGGATTAAGCTCATGTATCATTCTAAATGAAATAGGAAACAAAGAGAATTTATCAAGAAGTACATCATTATAACTTCTTCCCATGTTTTTATTACCTGCAACAATAGGTTTTATAGGAGTGTAATTACTTTGCTCAAAAGGATTACCTTTTTTAAGTCTTTCTTTCTCAACAGTATTTAATGGTTTATTAAGAACTTTTTTCATATATGCCATATCATATATGTATTGTTCTTCATTTTCATCTGTCCATTCACCATTTTTAATTTTGGTATATCTTAATCCCTTATCTGTAATATAACCACCACCATCTGTTTCTTCAAATGCATCATATCCTAACTCTTCATTATCTGAAAGAACATCAGATATTGTTCCACCATTAATAGTGTCTCTATTAAAGTTGGTGTTAAACAATTTATCTTCAGGGTTGGCATTGTTATATAATTCTCCATATCTAGAATTTATTTCATTGTTTCCATAAGAAAGAATTTGTCTTGGAGAAGTAAAGTTTTTAATACGTTTAAGCTGATCAGAATATTGATAAGGATCAGAGTATAGAAGTTTGTGTAATTCAACATTAGCAATCATAAAGTTAATTTGCTGTTGTTTAATTGCACTTCTAATAGCATCTATTGTGTAAGATTCATCTGTATTAAAAATAGAAACATTTTCAACATTATAATTTCCTTCAGCAGAAGGTTTTATAATGTTGTATTCTTTCATTTTATTTAATGATTTATCTGTTTTATTATTTATAAATTGTTCAACGCTATCATTAATTTCTTTTTTAAAGTCTTCGTATATTTCTTCTGCGGAAACATTTGTATTTTGAGCTTTGTTTACAATTTTTTTATGAAGAGATTCTCCTAATATAGATTTAAAAAATCTTAGGTTTTCATTATTTCTTCCTTTAGCAACTTGTCTATTTATTTCTCTAGACATTGTAACCTCAGAAATAAATTGATCTTTAAATATATTCATATACCCTTTGCTCAAAAGCATATCCTTTGTTACAAAAGGATTGTCAGAATCATGTAGCTTTATAGCAGTTTGCATATTAGCATCACCAGGAACAAGATTCATGTATATTCCTTTCAAGTTCATATTTAATTCTTGAAGATATCTCTGTCTTTTAGTGAGTCTTGAAGACTCAGTATTTTTTCCTAGCTCTTCATTTATAGTACCATCTATAATAAATGGTTTTAAAGTTTCTAAACTAAGACCTTCTCTCTTATCTCCATTCTCATCAAATATTCTATTTAACATTACACTTCCTATGTTAGAATATGTATCTGTTATTAAATATCCAAAGTTTGTATTAGCTAAGTCAGATATTTTATCAACTTTAGAAATAACATCATAGAATGAGCTTAATAAATTAGGACCCAAGAAAGTTTGAGATCTTTCCCCATTAATATTAAAATACGTTGTATCAAAGTCAGAAGTTTCTAATTTTGATTTAACAAGTCCTAGTTCTAATAATCTTCCAGATACATCTAATGTATTTACATTTATCTTTTCTATACCAGTATCTGTAACTCTTTCTTTTAAACTTCTAATAATACCATTAGCAGCATTTCTAAACATTTTTTGAACATCATAATTAGCTTTCTTCAATTCTTTTTCAGAAAATTCTATTCCTAAATTAGAAAGAAAGTTAACTAATTGTGCTATATCTGATTGCTCATTGAGTGCAGTTAATGCTTTTGTTCTTACAAATCCTTTTGTTTTATCTTTTGTAATATATGGATTAGTACCTGTTCTTGCACCTTCTAGAATAGAGTTTATAAATTGTCTTCTATACTCTCTAACAGCACCAGATGTATTAGAATCTCCAACAACAATATCTCCATTTCCTAATATAAATAGTGCAGAAACTGTAGGAGATTGTTTTTTAAATGTTTTCCAAAACCCATCTATAAGTCTTAGATCTTCCTTACTCAATAAAGTGTAGTCTATTGGATTTTCAGAAAGAGGACTAACTTTAAACATTCTTTCAAATAAAGAAACATAGTTAGGGTTATTTCTTGAAGCTTTTCTAAACTTATTAATCATATCAGACTGGTCCACAGAGTTATGTAGTTGATTTAAAAGATCAACATATACACTTCCAAGAGGAACTAATGTAACTCCCCCAACATTGTTTATTTTAGACTCTGTAGCTGTACCACCATTTACAAAAGTAGATTCAGACAAACTTGATAATAAAAGTTTAATTGTATTATTTAGTTTTTTAAATCCATCAATTTGTCTTGGATCACCATAGCCTTCATCTTTAGATTTCTCATAATCATCATAGTTTATTTCATCATTTTCATCAAATACAATTCCATATGATTGCAAATACTCTTCATGTTTCTGTTGAAGCAGTGGCCATTGGTTATATACATTATTATATAGTGTTCCTATGTTGTTATAATATACATCACCTTGTTCTTGAGTTATTCTATTTTTTTCAATATCTAAAAGAACTTGGTCAGCCATTGCCCCTATTCTATTATTTAATAAATCATCTTTAATAATATTATACATCTTGGTTCTATCTATAGATGTAATATTAAATAAACTTTGATTATTACCAATCATTTGAGTGATTGTAGTATAGGTCATTTGTTGCATAATCTGATGAATATCAGTTGCACTTAAGTTTTCTATTCTAGCTCTAAATAAAGAAGAGTTATCAGGAATAACTTCTGTAATATCTGTATACCCTACATTAGCAAAAGAAAGTTTTTGCTCAAATGGTATATAAGATTTATAATAACCATTTCCTATTCTATTAAATAGTTCTTGTGTGTTCTTAGCAGCATCTTTGCCTACAAAGAATGTTTTAATTCCGTTAATTATCCAATCGAATATATTTTTTAAGAATGAAGGAATTTTTGGTTTAGGAGCTTGCTGAGGGTTTTTATCATATAAAACATAATCTCTAAATTCTTCTGCAAGTTCTTCTCTCATTTGATCATCTGTTGCATCTTTGTAAACAACAGTTTCTCCTGTAAATCTATCTATATAACTTCCTTCTCTATTTCTAAAGTCTTTAGCTATGTTAATTCTTTCTTGAGCAGAAGTCATCATAGCCCATACAGCTTCAAATACTTCATGGTAAGCTGTTCCTGTCTCTGCATTCTCATATAAATAGATTGCTCCCTTATGTAACATTCCCCAAGCTTGTCTTCCATTAGAAGCTTTAATTATATTCTTAACTCTGTATACAGGAAGATTAGGAAAATTAGCTGTTAACCATTCTTCTAGTTTATTAAAGTTCTCTGGAGCAAATTGTCTAAATTGTTTATATGTTTCAAATCTATACGCTGTTTTATCAATACCTTCTATACCATTTGTTTTTGGTCTATTAGCAAATGGGTTAGCTGTTGTAGTAGCAGCTTCTTCAGTAGGTTTGGTTTCTTTAGTAATTACTTCTGATGTCTCTTCTGTAGGAATTTCAGCTTTAGCAACTGGTTGTTCAACTGGAGTTTCTACAACAGGGGCTGCTGTAACAGCATTATCCTGGGGCATAGAATTAGCTAGAATTAATCTTTGAACACTTTCTCTCACTTTATTAAGAAGAGCATTATATGCATAAGCTTTTGTTGAAACTTCATCTTGTTGTGGAAAAGCTTTTTCAACAGCAGCAATTGTATTTAATGTATCGTAATCATATATTCCAGCAACTGTTTGATAAATAGGTTCTCCTTTTTCATCTATTAAAACTAAAACATTACCTAATTTAGTTTTAAATGTATGAGGAGTTTTTCCATCTAGTTTATAAGAACTTAATGGACTATTCTCATCAACTTGAATTATTCCAGAAGGTGTTTTAGAAATAGTAGATGGTTGTTGAGAAGTAACAACAGGTTGTGCTGCTACAGGAGCAGGTGCTACAGGTGCATTTTCTTTTTGTACAACTGGTGCTGGTTTAGCTAATTCAAAGTTAAATGTATCTGCTGTTTGATTTAATGTAAAATACATTCCTTTTCTAACAACATCATTTTCTCCTTGTTGTGGTCTTACAATTGTTGTTAATGGAATTTCTCCTTCTTTTCTTCCTTCCGAAGATAGAAGATAGGTTTGGTAGTTTGGCCACTCTCTAGTAATGGCTTCACCATTTTTATCAAATCCAAGTATTTGTGTATAAGGTACACTCCAAGAATTATCATTTACCTGTGTACCACTTACATTATGATAGAGAGATGATATTAGTGTTATTAACTCATTTCTTCTATTAGATAATTCTGTAGGAGCAAAACTCATATTACCACCTAGTCCTGATATAAATAGTCTAGTTGATTTAACTCCTTTATCATCAGTGATGTCTTCAAACCATATATTATTATATCCAGCTTTCTTTCTTTCTCCTGTTTGAGTATTTTTTGCAATACCCCAATAAACAACACTCTTTAACCAACGAACAATCTGTTGTGCCTCATCATTATCTTTTATTGTTCCTTTATCAAAAGCTATTTTAGAGAGTTGATAAATTGCTTCATAGATTGTTGTAGCTTCAGCCTGTGTTAGTTTTCTATTATTAAGTTTAATAAGTCCTCCAGGTAAAGATAGAAACACTCTACCAGGTCCTGTTTTAAATGTAACAGATCCTTCACTTACTGAATCACTTGTAGAGAATGCAATAACTTTTTTAGAGGATAAATCTTTTTTAGATACCAGTCCTGTTTTTTCTACAGGAGTTGTAGCATTATAATTTATTTCTTCAACTTGAATTGTTTTACCATCAACTGTTTTCTCAACAAGCATTGTTACATACTCAGGAATACCAAATGAAGTTTTAAAATCTTTTGGGTATTCTAATTCTTCTTTAGCAAGTTGATCTTTTCTCCACTCTCTATATTGTTTAGTCAGCTCATTAATAATTTCTTTTCTATCTTCAGCAGTAGCATTTCTAAACATAGATTCTGTTTTACCAGAATATTTTCCTTGTAAACTATCACCTGGAAATACTTGGAATACAGCGTGATCCAAAGGATTTTTAAATTGTTCTTCTGTTTTAAAAGCATCTCCAAATTCATCAACTAATGAATAAGTTCCATCCTCATTCATTATCACCATTACTAAAGCAATTACATCTTTAGGGTCTGCTTCCCCATCTACTATTAAATTAGAAAGTCCAGGAACTCCTTGTAAACCTTCTGTTTTTAATGTAACAATTCTACCTTTTATATTTTCTTTTTTAGACTTTGGTAATGAATTAAATCTAGAACCAAATCTATTAGCTCTTAAATTATGTGGTCTATCATTAGAAACAGGTCTAGTTCCTCCCACTACATCATAATCACTTTTCTTTGCATCTTGCTCATAAACTTTTTCACTATTAGAAGTAGAAGCTATAGGTTGTATACCACTATCTAATGTACCAATAAACTCTTGTAATAATGCTTGATTATTAGCTAGTTCTTTTTCTTGTTGTTTTTGTTCTAAAGCTTTTTTGTATATATCTTCTAGTTTAGCTAGAACATCTTCTCTAACCTTAATTTGTTTTTCATAATCTTTAATAGCACCATTTAGTATATCTAAATGCTCTTCAAGATCTTGGAGTCTAGCCTCAGAAGGAGTAATTGTAAAATCTTCTGTTGTAGCTATAATTTCTTCAAGAGCTGACAATTCAGCTTTGTAGTTTGGTTTTGTTTTTAAGAAATTAGGATTTGCTTTTAAGAAATCAACCCATTGTTGTCCCTCTGGGGAAGGAACATTAAAATATCTAGACTCAAAGTTTTTGATTAAACCACTAAGATACTTAATAGCTGCCTTAATAGCATCTCTAGTAGCATCCATTAAAGAACTAACTGTATTAATTTGTTTACCAGTCTCTTCAACTAGTATATTTAAATCAATAAGTTCATCATTTAATTCATTAATAAATTCTTTTGTTGATGTAGGAAGTTCTTCTATGTTATCAATAAGCTGTTCAATATATTCTACATTAAGTTTTAATTCATCATCTACAGTGTATAGTTCTTCAAGCTCTTGTTGAAGATCTTGTTCCATTTTTGATAATGCTTTTAATTGTGAAATAGCATCAAAAATAGTTTCTTTTAATGTAAATTTTTTAAATCTTTTATCTTCAGGATTTTTATTAGTTTCAATCTGATCAGTTATATCAGTTATTTGTTTTTTTAATTTTTCTAATTGAGCAGTTTTTTCAGAAATAAGTTTTTCTGTGTTTTCTTTTTTCTCTAAAACTTCTTCGTATAACTGATTAAGAGTTTCTTCTCTTCTTTGAAGTTTTGCTTGTAAACTAGAAGAGGTTGTTTTACCAAAACTTTCTTCTGCTTTTTGTTGTGCAGGTGTTAGTTCTCCTACATGTTTTAATATAGCATGTTTGTACCCTTTTTTAGGTACAACCATTGAACCATCTATTTCTTTTTTAACTATCTCTCCTTTCTCATTTTTGTAAACAAAAAACAACTTATCTTTTTGTCCATCTTCTGTTTGAAAGTACTCAAGTCTTCCTTTTACAGGAACTCTTTCTCCTTTTTCATTTGTAACTTTTTTACCATAAAAAGAAAACACAGAGTTCATGTGCTCTAAGTAATACTTAGCTGTTTTATTATTTAATGTAGATGAAACTTTTGCTAAACTATAGTCAAGTAATTCATCTTTAGAAATATCTCTTATATCTCCTTTAGCATCTTTAATTTTAATTGTACCATCTTCATTTTCTCCTAATATAGTTATCTTAGGAGTTCTGTATACTTCTTTTCCTTTACTATCTTCAAATACTCTTTTTCCTAAAAAGTACTCTGTACCAATTTCAATATTTCTTTCTCCTTTTTTAGTTTTAATTTTTATAGTTTCTTTAGGAATAACATTTCCTTTTTCATCTAATGTATTACCTTCTTGATCAACTCTTTGTCCTTCAGTTAGTCTTAACAACTCCATAGGAGTATCGTCTGGAGTGTCTGCAATAAGAGAGTCTTTATAATTAGAAGGGTTTTCTAATATATCATTATATTCTTTTATAAATGCTTTTCTTCTTACAGCCACTTCAGATAAGTCTTCAAGATCTCTAATTAAATCTTGTTTAGTATCATTATCTACATCCATAGCCATAATTTTAGAAAGAGTAGCTCTAAAGCTATCAGTGTCTGTAGAATCATTTTCTAATACATCATTAATTACATCTTGAGTAATAATATTGTTTTTAATTAATGATTCGTTTATCCCAGGGATACGTTCATCATAGTCTTTAATTTTTGATGCTGCATATACAAGTCTGTCTACAACATCATCAGAATATAATTTTTCTCCATCTTTATATTGATCTCCGTATTTATCATTAAGTTTGGAGTATAATTCATCTACATTTTTAGCAACTGATTTTAAACTTTCAATTCTTTCAATAAATTGTTCTTTAGTTTCTTTTTCATTAGCTATACCACTTGTAACTAGTTGCCCAAAACCAACAGAATCCATTGCTTGACTTTTATAATAATCAAGTTCTTGATTAACAGAATCTATTTTACCATATTTTGCTCTGGGCATAACATAAGAAAGAGCAAAATCTCTTTCATAATCTTTTTCAGATAACAAATCATTATTAGCAATAGCAGCTTGTCTAAGTTTTTGAGAACCTATACCAATTCCCATAAACTTAATTTGATCTTTTAGTGCTTTATTAATATTTGTTTTATTTAAAGCTGTTAAAGCATCTTCTGTGTTTCTTTGTCTTTCTCCTCCAGTACCAAATAATCCTTGCTCACCAATTAATCCAGATTTACCAAAACCAATTCTAGTTTTACCTTGATTATCTTTATATGTACCAACTATACCTGATTGTTGGATACCTCCAGACAATCCTCCAATAAGTATACTTTCCATTCCTTCATCTGAAGAAATTGTTTCTGCTATACCTTCTGAAAATATATTACCCCAAGATTCATTTAAATTAGTTAATATTTCTTTAGAGCTATTTCTATTTTTATAAGCTCTCATAAAATAATTATTTACACCTGTTTCAATAGCAAATTGCATACCCTCTTCAAAAGCTTCTGAAGGAGCAAACAATACAGTAGCTTTACCTGTTGCTAAAGATCTAGCTGTACTACCTAACCCTTTTGTTATTCTTCCAAAAGTAGTTTTTGGCAAAACTTGAGTAAATTCTTTTCCAATAGCTTCTTGATCTATTTTATTAATTAATGCTTTATCAGCTTTTCTTGAAGATCCAAGAATTTTAGGAAGTTGAATATAGTTAGTAGCTGTTAACAATAATGAGTTTGCACCCCAGATATGCATGCCTAGATCATCTGCCATTTTATTAATTTGATCTAAATCAGCTCCTTCAGGATTATATCCATGTGTATTTTTATATTCTTCAATAGCTTCATTTCTAAATTTATTCATTCCTTGTAAACCTTCAATAGAAGCTTCTCCAAATGTACCCATTGCAGATGTTAATATTCTGTCTGAGTCTTTTAAAACACTTGATACAGGTGATTTAATATATTTTTGAGCTAATGCATTCAATGTATTTTCAAAAGCAGCATATTTTCCTAATTTAGGAGCTGTAGACATTGCTGTTTCAATAGCTGTAGCTGCCTCTAATCCTTTACCAGCTTGTACAAGCTTATTAGTTAATCCAATACCTTTTAATAAGCTTCCCCAAGCAACTCCTCCTCCAATTGCACCTACTGAATATCCTAAGTTTTTAAATACTTTATCAGACCAAAAATTTACAGTTAAAATATTATCAGGAGAATACCATTTGGCATCTTGCTCAGAATGTTTATAATAATTAGGAGCTATATCTTCCAAATTATTCATAATAGTATCCATACCTCTAGTAACATCATTATCAATCAACCCTGCCCATCTTTGATTTTTTATTGCAGAGCCAACTCCATAAATTAAACCAGCAGTACCTGAAACAAAAGATGTTCCAGCTATTCCAGCAAATTTAATAATATCATTACCTATTTTAGAAGAAGCTGATTGTTGGTTAGCAGCCATTTCTTCATAATCTGTTCCAGGTAAAGTTTCTTTATATCTATTACCTTTATAAATAGATGATAAAGGAATTTGGGCTGTACGAGTATTTTTTGGAGCTTTAGCAAGTGCATTTTCCCAAATATCATCTGGCGATAAATTAAGATTTGGTTCTCCACCAAAAGCTGGAAAAAATCCTGATGAATTTGGAATATCTGGGGTTGTTGGTAAACCTTGCGCAACTCCTCTTAAATTAACTATTTTTTCTCTATTATCTGGCATTATTTTGAAGTAAATAAGTTTGTACTAATGTTGGACTAACTGTCTCTTTTAATGTATTAATAAGAGTATTAAGGTCTTCACTACCTGCTAATTGTTTAACCATTCCAGGTTTTTTTGTTGAAGCATCTCTCATGTAAAGGTAAGGATAATATTTTCCAAGAGAAGGATCAAAAATAATATTTGATTGAACTTCAAAATTTGTTCTTTTCATATTTGGAAAATCATTATTATCAAATCTTGAATCACCGCTTATATAAGTGTTAACTTCCTCAGGATCTCCTTTAGATGTGGAAAATCTTGGGGAATTATTTATTAAATTTCTGGTTGTACTTACTTCTCTTGGCTCATAAATTTCATTTATATTAATACCTAATGTAAGTGCTTGATCTGGAGTTATAGTCATTCCCCCTTCTCTACCATCTTCTCCATAAGAAATAATTTCTACTGCAGGATTATTATATTCATCAACTGTAACTCTATATTCTAAATTACTATCTTCCATATTTTTTCCTAAACTTTTTCCAAAGTTTTTAAAGTCTCCAGATACATTTCCTAAATCGTTAGTTGAATACATTCCTTGCATTCTTTTAATATTAGCAAATGTAACTTTATCAGTTTCTGCATCTCCAGAGGCTACAGAAAAAGATTTATTTGGACTTTTTCCATAAGCACTTCTAATTATATCTGCTTTTTTAACTAAACCTTCCTTAAATTGTTTATCACCAATAAGATTGCCAATAGTTTTTACACCACTCCATAAATTTGAATTTACATTTACTTCACCACTTGTAGAAATATTCCAAAAACCAGGGTTATCATTAGCATAAGCATCTAGTAAAGCTCCTTTTCCTTTTTTTAATAATCTTGCTTTAGCAGCAGTTGCTTCACTATCAAGTACTTTTCCCTCTGCTGAACTAGTTATTGTTTGCCAAATAGATGCACCACCTTGAGCAGCTAAAGCAATGTCAAACATATCTTCTTTTGTTAATTCATATGTTTTTTCTCCTATTTTTATTCTTTTTGCTGGTATATTCATTGTTGCTAACTTATTAGTAACTTCTCCTAACTCAATTTTTGATTGAGTTTGTATTTTTTTATCAATAGTTAATGTTGATTCATATTCTTTAAAAGCATTTCTATATTTTTGATAAGATTCTTTTATATTTGGAGTTATTTTACTATTTGGACTATTGTAAGCTTGTCTAGCTTTAATTAACCAACCTGTTTTAAAATCTTCTTCACTTACTTTTTGTTTTGCTGCCCCATTTTTAATTAACATATCAATAGCTTCTGCTTGTGCTACGTCATTTGGTTTAGTACTATTATTTATATATTTTTCAACAGCTTCTATCATTCCTGGTTGCTTAGATAAAATTGTTTGCCAAATAAAGGAATTAGAAGCATTTTTGTAATTATTTTTAGCTGTTTGTAATTCATTATCATGAAAAATAATTTCATTATAAGCAGCTGATTCTGGGGCAGACTCTCCAGGATTTATTCCATTACCAGGAACTGGTTTCTTTTTTGTACCTGCTAATCTTTCTCTTTGTTCAAACTCAGCTTGCCATTTAGAATCTCCAATTCTATCTCTTTCTCTTTTATATGCTTGTTCGGTGGCCCATCTACGTTCTTCATTAGCTTCTTTTTGCATATCAAATTCTGCTCTCCATGCTGGGTTATCTAGTGTTTGACTTTTAGTTTTAGACCAACCAAACATAGTTGTATACTTAGAACTAACATCATCTTTGTAAAGCATACCTTTTACTCCATCAGGATTATCATATGCTAACTGAGAAAGTTCATCATAAGAGCTACTTGTTTTATTAATTTGAGATTGTAAGTTATCTATTTGATCATCTACGTTTTCTCCCATGGATTTTTTTAAATTTAAATCCATTAGTTGTTCTGCAAACCCAGCCATAACATCTTCTCTTTGTGCAGAAATTTTTTCTTCTAAAGCTTTAGAGTCAAGTCCTCTATAATTATATTGACCTGATATATTTAATTGTTGAGATACTCTAGGATCTGAAAATACTTGAGCAAGAGTTGCTTTTACTTTTTCTGGAAAAACCCCTTCTTTTTCTAAACGTACCATTGTAGTACTAAGTATGGGCCTACCTTTACTATCTACTTTAGGATTACCAGCAGCATCTGTTTCAAAAATTTGATCATAAGAATACCCATCAGGTTTTACAGCATCGAAAGTTTCTTTAGTAAATTTAAATACATCAAAATAAGGAGTGTAAGTAGCATTAAACGATTCACCTATTTCAGAACTGTTTAACCATTCCCCAGCTTTTTTATCAAAAACATATTTATTATCAGGAGTTAACTCTCCTTTCTTTTTTGCTTCCTCCATTACAGAAAGTTCTTTTCTGTATTTAGCTGTAGAAGAAACAGCATTTTGAACATTAGAATCTTTTACAAGTTGATTAGTCATTCCATTTACAGAATTAACTAGTTGAAAATCAGAGAAGTCTCCAGCAGCTACAAACTTAAGATTGTTTCCAAGCTCATTAACTTTTGATTGTAAATAAGCTTTATCTACATCTTTAGCAATATCAAGTCCAGCAATGTTATCTATTGCTGTTTGTATTTTTTGTATTCCTTGGTTGTATTGCTCTTGTTTTTGCATACCAACCTTTACCATAGCTTCAACAGGAAGTTGTTGAACATAAGGGTTAAAGGTTCCTAAAGCTTGTGGATTATCTGTAAACGATGCCATAAGTGTATATTATTTAACAAATGTAATAGAAAATATTATATGTTCCAATATTACATAATGTGATTAATTAATTTGCTATAATGAAATGAGTTATACAGTCTTGTACATTTTAACTATTGACCCATTCATTGCAATTTTTTTCTTTGTTTTACTTCCATTTTTACCTCTTAACAATTCAGGTATTAGATTTTCTTTTTCTAAAGTTTGTTCAGTTGTATTTATTGGAGTATACGCAGGAGCCTGTGTAGTTGTTGTATATGTAGTAGGATTATTTTGTGTAGGTGTAATTGATCTATATTCTATAATATTACCATCAGCATCTTTAACAGGAATCATATTTGGATTAGTTTGTTTTCCGTATACTGTAGGCATATTAGCTTGGAACAGAGGATTCATATTAATTGCTCTACCTGATGGATCATATCTATAGTTGTATAAGTTTTCATATATACCAAGTTCTCTATTTTCTAATCTATTTTTAGCATATTTGTCAGAAATAGAATTAAGGGCTGCTTGAGCAATAGCTTTTGTATTACTCTTAGCTTGTTCTTGTCTAGTATACTGTTGGTCAAATATTCCTAAGTTTTTAAGTCTAGCATCATTTAATGCTTGTCTATTTTGATCAAATATATTAGCTCTCATTGCTTGGTTAGCTCTAAACTCTTCTCCTTTCACTTTATTAATAGCATCATATGCTTGAGCTGCAATAGCTGCTTGAGCTGCAGGATTACCTTGTGTCATTCTTTGTGCTGCTCTTGTTTGTGCTGTTATTTCATTCATTTGATCTTGTAATGAAATATCATAAGGAGTAGCTAAATCAGGTTGATATCCTTGTGCTTGTACTGGTTCTAATTGATTAGTTGAAAGTGCATATAATTCTCCAGATAGTTGTCTAGGGTCAAGAGGTTCTTGATCTGTAGGTCTAATAAATGGAAGAATCATATTAGCTATATCCATCACATTACTTCTTTTGTATGGAGTAGTTTCATATGTTTTTTCAGTAGGAACTGCTGTGGTACTTTGTGTTGTTGTCACAGGCTCTTTCTTTTTAGGCATAGTAATATCTCTTGCAGCTTTAACAACATAATGCATTGGTCCAACTTGAGAATTAGTTGCTTGTTCTCTAATAAATTTTATTTTCTCATCACGAGTCTTTTTTGCTGCTAAAGCATCTCTAACTTTTTGTCCTTCAGGTCCAGGAGCTCTTTCTAAATATTTAATCATTTGATCAGCTCTATCTTTATCTGCAAGAGCTTCATCAATTGATTTTGACCATTGAGTAACATATAATCCTGGATCATCAAACTCAGCAACTCCTGTTTCTCCTGCAGGAGTATAAGCCCATTTTTTACCTTTACCTTTAATTTTATATGTACCAGCTTGTGCTTTTTCTATTGATTTACCATAATCAGCATATTCTTGTAAAGCTTCTTTATCTATTTCTACTTTACCTTTTGATAATTTATCTGCTACATATCCATACTCTTCTGCTGTATCATTAATTGCATTTTGTAAATAAGCTGCATTCTTTTTCTTATCAGCAATAGATTTAAGTTTCATATTAGCTCCATTAATATTTGCTGTTAAGGATTCAAGTTTTAATTTATCAAAAGAGTTTCTTACATCTAAATCATTTAACAAACTTGTTGATTTATCTATAAGTTTATTTTGATTAGCTTCATCTTTAGAGATTTCAGCTATATAGTTTTTAAACTTCTTTCCTTTTGCTTTAGGATCTCCTAACATATCTATATATTGATTTGGAATTTTTAAATTACCATACACTGTTAAATTCTTTTCTCCATTAGCATCTTGTAACTCAGCAGCAGGTTCTCCTCTTTCTACTTCTACGTGAGCATCTGCATTTTGTGTTCCATATTCAGCATAGTCTGTATAGGAGTCATGTTTTCCTGCTCCATATTTAACACCAATACCTGTATGACCATTACCATCAGATTCATCATGTGACTTTCCTCTAAACATAATAGTTTCTCCTGTACCAGGCATATATGGATTTTGGGAAATAGTTTCTGCATGTCCTCCCCAGGTAGTTTTAACTTCTCCTCCCATAGCATATTGTTCCATTCCTCTTTCTGAGATTGGTGTGTATTCTCTTAAATGACCACCTGCTCTTAAAGAATCCATTCCTTCATGTGCATAGTCATAAAAGTCTTGCTGATCAAGTTCTCCAAATCTTGTTATTAATTGAGGGTTTGTTATTTGACCACCCTCTTCCATATAACTTCCATATTGTCCCTGAAGACCTCTTGCAAACTGAGCACCCATAACTCTATTTACATTTCTTTCTATACCTTTTTGCTCTTTTTTTATTTTTCTTCCTGTATTATCAAAAGCCCCACCAACTATACTTCCTAAAGCTCCTCCTATAGCACCACCAACAGGCCCACCAAAAGCTGTTCCAATACCTGTACCAAGTCCACTACCAATTTGAGAACCTCCACTATTATCAGAAAAAGCATTAGATAACATTCCTAAAGCTTGAGCTCCTCCTTGTTCTCCCATAAAATTCATAAAGCCTCCACCTTGCATTTGATGTATATTTCCACCATGGAAGTATTGTTTAACTTGATCTGAATCATTTAATGGCTCATACCCTAAATCATCATATAATGTACCAGGAGCATATGTGTTTTGAATTTCTCCACCATCTTCATACATTACAAAGTTAGGATGAGTTCCTCTTCCTATCTGCTTCATTTTTCCAGGGCCCAATTGTTTAGTTGTACCCTTTCCTATTCTTTTTGCACCTTCACCTATTTGTTTTGCTGCTGGACCATACTTTCTTACTGCTGGTAATCCTTGAAGATAAGGTATATTTTTAACGTATTTAACTTTACCTAATGCTCCTGCTGCATCTAAAGACTCTAAAGCTGCTTTTTTATATTCTCCTTCTCCAGCATAGTCTGCTGCATTTCCTAAAGCATTTGCCCAATATAAAGGATTAACCATACCTATAACTTGGTCATAAGCATTTTTACTATATTTAGAAAACCCTTCAACAGGTAATTCACCATATTTAGTATAGTGTGCAAAACTTTGTAAAGGATTAGCAAGTACTTCACCTGTTCTAGTTATAAAATTACCTTCTTCAGGTTTTTGTATATTTCCAATATTTCTATTACTCATCTTTGGCTTATTAGCCATTGCCTGTGCATATGTTTGTGGTTTGCTAATAGCAGGTTTTGTAGAAGGTTTGCTTTTATTAAGTGTTGTTAGCTTATTACCTTTTAATAATTTATCAGCCAATGCTAAATTACTTTTAGCAGTACCATCTGTGTATCCTTTTTTCCTTGCTTCACTCCAAGGTGTACCTGTTTTTTCTTCCCAAATTTGCCAAACTTCTTTACTTTTAGATCCAGAGTTTGTTGTAGGTTTACTTTCTTCTATAGGTTGATAATCAACAGGTGCTTCTTGTGGGCCATAAACTTGTAATGTTGATTTTCTTTCTAAAATATCTTGTTTTTGTCTAGCACTATTTGGATACTTATTTATTAAATCAGAATTAGTATCTAACTCAGTACCATCTTGTGCTCTAATAGGCCCACCATTACGTTTTAAAACATTTGTTCCCACACCATATGTAGGAAATAATTCATTAGGATTTACAATTTGATCTTCTGGACGTACATAATTCTTTGGACGATTAGCATCTACATCTACACTCTCTGCAGCTCTTGCTTGGAGTCCTGTTACTTTATTCCACATTCTAGCTTCTTTTAAAGCTTTTTTCTGTGCTCCTAAAGTCTGTAACCCTCCTAAAACACTTGTTGCTGCTTGAGCATAAGGCATTATATCAAAAGACCCTGATGCTGTAGGTGCAGCTATAGAAGGATTATTTAAACCTGTTGCTCCTGGGTTAGTAGCAAAATATGGATTATTATTTTGATAATAATTATTACTAGGTGCTTGTTCGGGACCTTGTAATATTCCTCCTTGTGCTTTATTAATTGCAGTTCCCATTTGAGCTTTCTTAAAAGCTTTACCATGTACTTTCATAAATGCTTCCTCTGAAGGATATTTTTTGTAGAATTCCTTTTCAGATTTAACCCCAGCTATTTTTAAAATTTGATCTTTCATGATTAATTGTATTTGCTCAACCATCCGCTACCTGGTTGTGGTTTGTTATAGTTTGTAAAATTAGTTAATTGATCTAGTTTAACCAAAGGTCTGGCATCTAAATTATTAATACCATTTTTAGCCATTGGGTATTCTGTAACTTTCTTTCCTTTGAATTTATAGTTTTTATTTGGAAGCATAAGTTTTGTATCTCCTGTGTCTGATATACCAAGAACAGGATAAGGAACTCCTTGCATTGTTATTTGGTTAGAACCTATTTCTGTTATCTCTCCTGGATGTGCCCATTGTCCTCTATCATCTTTGATAATTCCTCCTTGTTTCTTTTTATCATTTGAAACTTTATTAATAATAGGTTTAATAGGTATTATTGGATTACCAAAAGGAGTAGAATCACCTTTAGTTTCAAAAATACTGTTCGCTATTTCTTGAGCTACACTTAATTTAATTCCATATCTTAAAGCCTGTTCAGCAATGTTCTGAGCATCTGCTAAATGAGGATTTAATGCTATCTTTTGTGCAAAAGTTCTTTCAGCAGGATTTAATACTGCATTTAATGGTATTTCTTTATATGCTCCTGTAAATGGTAATCTTCTAAATACAGATGTTGCCCCTTCTTCTAAAGGTATTTCATCCCAACTTGATTGATATCCTCTTTGTAAATCTCCTGTACTTTTATTATGCATAGATAAAGATTCTAACCCTCCTTTTGTTTTATTACCAAATTTATCAAATGATTTTACATTTTTATTAAACCTTGGTGATACTTTTTTAGGATCTACACCTACAGCAAATGTACCATTATATCCTTCCCACGTAGTTTTAGGACTAAAATAAGGTGCAGAATATCCTGGACTAGTAATTGCTTCATTTTCTATTAAAGATTTTATTCCTTTGGAGTTTCCTATTTTTCTAAGAAAAGGTTTATTAAAATCATCTCCAAATAAAGTTAATGGATTTAAAGTATATATAGAACCAAAATTATTTTCCTTTATAGGTTGATCAGTATAATTTCCTTCAAAGTATTTTATTGGAGAATAATTTGATGTAGGAACATCTATAATATTGCCTTTAGGATCAAAAAATTTAGTATTTTCTAATTCTTTCTGTGCTCTATATTCTGGACCCATTATATTTCTAAATACTTCTTCTTCTCTACTTATAATAGGTTCACCTATACGTGATATATATGGTTCAAGTTCCTTTACTAAAGGTGCATCAGGCAAAACTCTTTTTGCCATATACCTTTCAGTGTTCTGAATAGCTAAATTATTAAGCTCATTATTTAATCCAGTGAATATTTTACCTTCTGCATTTATATTTCTTAAATTAGATAATTTTGCAAGAGCATTTTCTTTAGTTAATACTCCTGCACCTATTAAGTTTGCAGGATCAGTAACAGCATCAATTGCAAAAGCTGCATAAGGATTTTCAACATCCATTGCTTCAGATGGTCTTTGCATATTATAATACTCATTGTTCCAATTACCTGAAAACAATTTTGTAGCAGCAAGTTGTGGAAGACTTGTAATAGCAGAAATAGGTGTACCAATAATTGCACCTAATGGTCCAGCATCTTTATTCTCATCAACAATTTTATCTCTGTATTGTTCCCAAAATCCTCTTGGTTTTCTATAATTATTTTGTATTACCACTTCATCAAGAGCTATTGGAGAACGTACACCTTCATCTGTAACTACCTCTCCTTTGTTATATGCTTCTGTATATTCAGGTGTACCATATTCAACTTGATCTCCTGTAGTGTAACCATTTTGTGCTACATCATATTTATTCAACCATGCTCCATCTCTACTAATACTTTTTGGTTTAAAGTCTAATCCATTTTGGTAGTATTGCATCTCCTGTCCATTCTGTGCACTAGGAAGAGTTTTTTTAGCATAAGGACCTTCTGAAGGAATTCCTTTAGTTCTAGCATATGTAAATCCTACAGCTCCTGGAATAGATCCTCCTGTTTGAAACTGTCCTCCCCATGCAGGAGAATAATTTCTTCCTACATTAGAGAATCCTTCTCCTATCATATCTGGAGAAGCTGTAGCTTTTGAATCATTATAATTAGCTTGTGTTCCATAATTATCTAACCATCCACCATTTTTTAAAATTCCTCCATTAGCAAAATCTTCTGGAACATAATTAGGATTAGGTTTAGGAAGTCCTTCTTTCATTTGTTTTTTAGAAAGTTTAAATGCTTCTTCAGCTTTTTTTAACTCTTCTCTAGCATTTTGTCTTGCTTCTTTACCTGGAGTTCCTCTCCATGTTTTTTGAAACATTTTATATGCTCTTTTAGCTTCACTAGGATTAATTTCGTTATCATCACCATAAAATCCAACAGCTCTTTTAAATACTTCTTCAGGATTTTGAAAATTTTTGTAGGTTTCATTTTGTCTTTGCATCATCTCTTCAGTTCTTCTCATTTTTCTGATAAGATCCATTGTATCATCTACCTTTTTTTCAACTTCATTATCAGTTAGTTTTAGATCTTCTTTATAATAATTGGTAATATCATTTTTTGCAGCATTATATCTTTCTGCTCTATTTGACCCAATAGGTAAAAGATAACCTTCTTCAATAACATCTTTCCCAGGAATATCGATTATATTTACTTTTTCATCGTATTTTTTATTATGTATTCCTTGAGAAGCATTTAGTATAAATGGATCAAATAAAAATCTAGAAACATTCCATGGACTATCAGGAACTTCTTTTTGTTGAACTGTAGATAATTCTGATGGAAAATAACCATATCCTGTATTAGGATCTATTCTCATGTTTTTATTTTCACCTACACCATATTCATTTGCATGTCCATATAATCTTTTATACTGTGATTTTGGTGGTTCACTTATTTGTTCTCCTTCTTGTGCTTTAGAAATATTATTATAATCATTTAACCATCCCCCATTCTTCATGTTGTTAGAATTATCTCTTCCACACTGATGACATATGTACATATCTTTTTTGCTAGAATCAGATTTGTTCCAGCTCCATCCACATGTGCAATTTACTTTTCCTTTCATATTATTTGTAAGAGATTTGTGAATACTCTAATTTATAAATTCCTTTATATACTCTATTATTAGTTAAATAACATGTTATAGAGTTATAAGGAATATCCATTTCTTTAGAACATAAAATTAATTTATTAAAAAATTTTATTTCTTTTGTAATAATGTTTGTAACTTTTAAAATTTTTGTTATCTTTTTTTCTTTTATAATAGGTCTAGGCTTTAGAGAGTATAAAGAATTTAATTTTTTTACCTTGTCAGAAATTTTTATTTTTAATTCTATAGTTTTATTTAATTTATCTTTCCATATAAATCCACAAGAAGAGTTTACTTTTTCTTTTACACAATTTCTTATAGATGTAGGATGCACATTAAAAAATTTTGCAGCAATTACTGCGGATTCCCACTCTTTAATAAAATTACCTTTCATGTCATACTGCAATATTATTTTAGAATTATTTAATATTTGTCCTTTTTGTAATTTAATTAAATGTTCTAGTGATGGTTTCTTACCTTTATGTGAATTAGAGATTTTAGTTTTAGTTTCTTCACTATGTATATATCCTTTTCTTGATTCATTTCTTTTTTGTATTTGAGACTTAGATTGTTTTTTACCAGTCATAGCTTTTCTATGTTTCTCAATTTGTTCTTTAGATTTTATTATACCTGCTGTTCCTTCTCCACCATCAGTTAAATTTGATAAAATACCTGTTTTAGTATTTATTCTTCCATAAAGTTTTATAAATTCTATTTCTTTTTCTTTAATAAAATTATAATTATCTGATTCAAAAAGAATTTCTACCTCATATACAGTTTTATTAACTATTTTATTCCAAATATAAGATTCCTTTCTATTTATTTCATAAGCTCTTCTATATTCTGATTTAACACTATTATGTGTTCTAGGTTGTTTAGTACCTATACCAATATAAAAGGGCTCATTCTTATCAAGTCTAATATGTCTATAAAGATAATATTTATTTTCCATGTTTGTTATTTATAAGAAAGCATTGCACTGGCGGTGAGGAATTGGCTCACTAGGTGTGTTGTACAATTGTCTTTTAATATATGTCTTATTTTTAATTCTTTAGCTCTTATTGTAGCTTTTTTAAATGAGCGAGAAGAATAATCCATATTCTCTTGGTTAATCACTTTATCTATAGAAAGAGATTCACATGATGTATTAAACATAGGAATGTAAGGATTTTTCTGTAATGCCCAGAAAGTATTATACTGATAGAAATTATCTGATTTAGTATATGTGATTGTTTTACTATCTGTATTGTATATAGGATATTTATTATATGCTTGTAAGTTATTTTTTGGTTTAGGAACAAGTTCTAATAATCCAGAGCTTTGTTGTCCATTATAAAGAATAGCATGTGTAAACCATTTATCATCCACTTCTATTCTTGTGTTATCATTAAATACACCATCAGGAATAGGGAGATATTCATATGCTTTTGTATAGTCTTTTACATTCTGTAAGATTTCATCTTGGTATTGATATGCAAAAGGGTATTCAATTATGTATGGTTCTATATTTCCATAATAAGAATTATACAATTGAATGTTGGTGAGGTGTCTCCATAAACAAGCTGTAGAAGATTGTGTGTATGTAGCTTCTTGATATTGATATATACTAATTACTTCTAAAGGAAACATTTTTTTAATCTTACATTTTCCTGTAGACTCTAAAACTATAAAATTTACATTATCATCTACAGTATAATTTACTCCTTGTATTAAAGATTTTTTAGAAACATTAGTTGCTAATACATCTCCATATTCTGTAGATATAGTAAATGAGCCAGCAATAGATCCAGCTTTTGTTAATTTTATGGTTGCAACTTTTGGCATAGTATTAAAGAGTTGTTGTAGTAGTAGTTGTTGGAGCTATAGTGGTGGTGGTGGTAGTTGTTGAGGAGCTAGTAGTTGTTGTTGTAGTGGGCTCTAGATTATTAGGAACACAACTATTAGGTTGTGTAGCTGCAACAACTGGTATTCCTATAGTTGCTACTTCTGTAATATCATATGGACTCTCTCTTCTAATGTTATATGTTATATTGTTATCATCTACAAAGAATATTGCACAATCGCACTCAAACATAGATGTTACAATAGTAGAACCTATATTAATATTTAATTCAAGTGTGGTGGTAGCATAATCATATTGAGATATGTATGTATCACCAGATATTAAGTCTTGATTAGCAAATATTAATTTGCCTTCAAAGGTATATAATAAATTTGAAATTATTGTTATATCTGGTATTGAAAGTATTAATGTACTAACTCCTATTGGATCTGTTATATCCATCTCTACAATATCAACACTAGTAGGAGCATTTGCATTATCTACACAAATCAATACATCATTATTTAAAGCAGTAATTGGTCCTGGTACATACCCCATTGGGAAAGCTATTTCTCTGTTGTATGTAGCAGTAAAAGGATTTAATGTTATATCCCATTGTCTAAATTCAGTATTATCTATACTCCATAAAAATTCAGGTGTCATTGCTAAACCATTTGCAGCCATAAAGTTTGGAGTATTTAATATTGATGTTGTATATCCTGATAGTGTATCTAATAAGTACATACCATCAGTTGATAGTATTACAACACCACAACACTCAGGAATAAATATTGTAGTAGTAGTTGTAGTAGTAGTTCCACAATCACAAGTTAGAATCTCAGTAATTACACCATTTACTACATGGTAGGCAGTACTATTAACTAAACTATTTTCATCATAATACCAACCATCTGCAACTAAAGAGCAATCTGTTAGATAATCAGTATTATATAATATCTGTCCTACAAATAAAGAAAGTGAAGTGACAGACATAGCAGAAAAACTTGTAAGAGTTTTTTCTACTCGAGATTGTATAACAGAAAATGATTCACATAATAACTCAAATGATGTAGAAGTGTTTACAGGAAGTTCTCCTGTTATTTCATATCCACTATATAATGTATAAGAAACTAACCAAGAAGGTCTTTGACAAATTGTAGTTGTTGTAGTTGGTGGAACAGTAATTACTCCTGTACCAACTAAATTACAATCTACATCATATGCTGTTCCAACTAATGTACAATCTGTTGTAAATATAGTGGTAGATGTTGTTGTAGTGCTTGGAGGAATAGGAGCTGCTGTTGTAGTAGTAGTAATAGTTCTATCAAGTCTACCAACTAATGCTAAGAAATCAGCCTCTACATCATTACAACAGTTATTTAAACCAGAGTAGAAGAAGTTGTTTTCTCCTATATACCAATTAGGAATGTAACTATGAAAAGAAGTCCATCTCTTTGTATTCATATTAAAAGATACAGTCCAAGACTTATTACAGAAAAATTCTGGATCTGTTAAACTAATAGGAGTTCTTGTTACAATTTTTATTTTTCCTTCTTGTTCCATGATTAATCTTTTATAAGTCTAATTGCAAAACCTCTAGTTTTTTTAGTGGTTGATCCAGGAAGACCACCTCCAAGTGTGTATGTATAATAAGACCATGCATTTGTACTAGATGATGGTGTAGTTGACCACCAATTACCATAATCTCCTTCCCAATCAAAGCTACCTGTTTCATCTCTAGTACCACTAGGAAGAGCTGTAAATCCATATAAATTTGTAGCATATGTATTTGGACTATTCCAATTTGTTAGCCCAACTTCTTTTAATTTACCTCCAGGATTTGAAGATAAAAATGTTGCTAATGTATCCCACTCTGCTTTACTTGGAATATGATATCCTACTGGAGCAAGTCCTCTAGGATCAGTAACTGCATACCAGTTATACAGCTTTCCATAGCAATTATCATCTGCATTATTGTAGTAACACCAAGCACCAGTAGTAAGATTGGCCCATTGAGTTGGATCTGTTACCTGAGGTATTGGTGTTCCATCTCTATAAGTGGATACATCAAGGTTACAAGCTGTCCAAATTTGTGTTCCTATCTCTACTTCTTCTAACGTACAACAGTTTGTAGTAGTGGTAGTTGTTGTTGGTGGGCATATAACATCCTCACATAAATCTTCATAAGAAGAGCCTAATATATTATTATCAGCAACAGTATTAGTACATCCCAAAAATTCATTTATTTGTATTTTAAATCCATTTAAATAATAGTATTTATTTACTAATAAAGGTTCAGAGTTAGTTATAGTTGCTGGTCCAGATATTGTACAAGTCTCACAATAAATCCAATCTATTGAATATCCCCAAGATGTACAAACTGTAGTAGAGGTTGTAGTAGTAGAAGAAGTAGATGTTGTTGTTGTAGCTGCATCAATATAAGTTACTGTTTCTATATAGTATTCATTTTTATCAGCATCATATTTTACATCTGGATCAATAGGAATGTAATCAAGTTTAGTGATAATAACTCTATCAAACTTGCTATCATATACACCATGTAGTCCTACACCTGTAAAATTATTATCAGTTGGGACTTCTGGAAAATATCTAAGTATTTCAAAAGCTAAATGGTCTGTAAAGAATCTATTCATTCCTGAACCAAATGCTGAAAGATCAGCAGCTTGTGTTCCTTCAATAAGAAATACTTGCCCTCTTTTAGCATCAACTGTTATTTGTCCTTGAGGAATCTTTAATAAAAATTTATTTTGACTTCCTACATATCCAAGATCAGTTTCTGCAAAATCAATTGGAGGAGCTCCTTTAAATAAAGAAGGATTACCAAAATATGCTGCTTGTGGATTACTTGTATCTACTGTTAATAGATTATTATATAATAATGATTTGTTTTCAAATCTAGCTAATACAGCTTTGTTTTGAATACCATCTAGAGATATTAATCTACCATAGTTTTGAGGAAAATCAAAAAATGACAATGGTTTATACACTAACCAATTATTAATTCTATTATCTGCATTTTGATTTTGTAGTTCTGAGTATATAGCTCTAAAAGGATAGTTAGTTAAGCAAACATCATCTTTAAAATCATCTGGTAAATGTGTAAATGTATTTTCTGTATTTTGTTTTGAAAATGTTGTGTTGTATGTATATGTATTATCATTAGCTATAGAAACATAACTTTCTTGTACCCAATCATCAGGAATTCCTGTAGATACATGTGGCCAAAAATCTCCTTCTTTATTATTAAATGCTTGTCTTAAATCTACATTATATGATGTCTCACAGTAAAAATTAGGAATTCCATATGCAAACAAATAAAAATATCCATCATAATACGTTCTAAATGTTCCTGGTATACCTGTTACACCTTGTTTTATTTGAGATGGATCATTAGGACAATCAAAGTTGTGAGCTTTATATGAAATAATATTTAACATAGGAGGCGCACTATTATAATTCTCTAAAATAGATCTTGCAGAATGCCAATACTTTGGGTAAGATACATTACCTAATTCATCATAAAATATATCTGAATCATCAGGGGCATTAACTCTATTATCAATAAAAAAAGGTAATTTAGTTTTAAAAGCAAAGCGTGATATAAATGTATCCCCTCCAAAAACTGTAGCAATTTCAGGATTGTTTTTAAAATTAATTCTTTGAAAACCTGTGTCAATTGTTTTGTAAGTATATATTTGTCCCCATTGATTTGGTATAACATTTTTTAAAGAAGCATAATATGAAACAACTTGAATAGGTTGTTCTTCTGCAGGACTAGCACATCTATCACTTAAAGAAATTGTAGTTCTAGATTTATCTACAACAATAGGATTTCCTGTAGAGGAACTAATCATATCTGGAACCTGACTAGGAAATTCTAAAGCAGTTACTGGTATTAAGTTATCTTTAACTTCTCTATTTTCTATTGTTTTAATAAATACAGAAGACTCTCTTTGGAAATTATTAATGTTTTTATCATCTCCTACATTCTGAACTCCTGGAATTAAATATGTTGCTATATCAACTTCTCTTTGTTTTATTCCTAAATTATTATCAATATCAGCTTTATAATTATAATCTGCTATTGAGTTATATGAATAAGCATAATTCTTTCTTGTAATACCATTTACATAAATAGTTAAGTATGCTTGATAAGCTGTAAACCTTGCAGTAATATCATTAGGAGCTATATCAAAAGAACTTTTTAACGCATCCACTTGAGCTTCTTTGGAAAGAAGTCTATATTTAGCATTATTTCTAACTTGTACAAAATGATCACGTCCTTGTCCATATATAACATTTTCAAGTTTTAAAACATTACCAAGAAAAGGCTGACCAAAAGAAGTTTCAGGAGAGTTAAAAACTTGTCTATATTTTGTTTCTTCATTAGCATTTGCTTTTAATGGAGAATATTTTCCACAAGATAATGTTGATCTTCTACCTTTATTTTCACTTGAAGGAAGTTGGTTAAGTGCACAAAGTTCAAATTGATTTACAGAAAATCTAACAGCAGATCCATTATCTCTAAATACTTGAGCATTTAGTGGTACTTTTTTCAACTGCGCTGCGGGATTAAACCCAATGTAAACACGATAGGTAAAAGTACCAGTATTATCAGATGACCAATCAATAGTACAATTTGCTACATTATATTGATCAAAATTATCATCTGGTATTAGCCTTATTACGTCATATTCAGCTGGACCTATACTAGCTCTTCCAGATTTCCATATAGGTCTTGTTAAAGAACAAAATTCATAATTTGTTCCTACTTTCATTTCTTCTTCTATTGGTAAACCAGTAATTACATCTGTATATTCAAATATTCCATCTTCTTTAGGAATTACCAACCAAGCTTTTATATCTCCAAACTTATTATTTGTTTCTGTAAGAAAAGGATCTTCATTTAAATCATTGTAAGGGTAGTTTGGGAAATAGAAAGATTGTTCTTCTCTTTTATATTCTCCTACATTTCTAAGAATACCTTTTGCTACAATAGATTTATTTGTTCCTCTATCTCCTCTTAGTATTTTAAATCCTACAATTTCATTTTTTTGTTCTGTTGTAAGAGAAGAAGAATTAATAATATCTGCAACTTGTTTAACATCTATTCTTATTCCAAGAGGGAATACAGCTGTAGTCCCCATTTCCATACTATTTATTCCTGAAAATATTTTTTCTTCAAATATTGGACTTACAAGAACATCAGGAAACTTATGGTGTCTAATTGGTTTACCAGCTAAGTCTCCCCATATTTCTTCTACACATGGATATAAATCTTCTGACTCCCAATAAGCAAATTTTCCATACTCATAAGGACCTTTATAAGAATTTTTAGCAACATACCCTGGAGACTTAGAAATAACAGAAGCTGTATTATATATTTTCCAATAAGGACTATATCCTACTGTCTTATCAAAATTATAAGATGTAGGGGTTCCAATAAAATCATTATTAGTTGTTGGTACATCTATATAAGATTCATTTGAGTCTTTTTCTCTTCCAGGTATATGAAACCCATCTGTTTGTCTTCCATTTGTAAGAAGAAAACAAATTTCTAAAGCATAAACTTCATCTCTTAAATATCCTCTTAGATTTGTTGCGTTTAATTCATCAGAATAGTTTTCTGTAGCAGGTATTCTCCAAGTTTCCCATTGGAGATTTATTTTATTTGCTATTGACTGATAATTAACTTTACTTATAGTTGTAAGATCACTCCATACTAATATATCTTGTACAGAAGTTACATCATTTGCTATATCATAATAGGGTTGTTTTTCAAATATATCACTTATTGCTAAACGTATATTAGTTACATTTTGCCCTGTGTATGTAAGTTTTTCTGTAGGATTATTAATAAAGTATGTTCCTACTAATTCTACGGATGAAATAGCATTAACTGTTTTAATTACAGCTAGGTTATAATATTGAAACTGTCCTGTAGCATCTAGGTTTGATATTGATAGTATAACAGACTTTCCAACATTATAATCAAAGTTGGGAGTAGTAAGTTGTGTATCAGCAATAGGTGTTGGGTTAGTAACTGAGTAATATGATGTATATGGATTACCAGCAGCATCTGCATATTGAATAGCAAACTGAACAGTTCCTGCTGTTAAGTTTCCTCCACTAACAACATCAACAACATCAATATTAGGAATATTAAAGTTAGGTTGTAACTTAAGTTGATTACAATCTATCTCATTTGTAAATTTTAAATTACATTCATCAGAATCTGCAGCTAAAATATAAGGAATAGTTTCAGGATTTAAATCTAAGTATCTTCTAGGGTTTAAACCATCTGTCCAGTAAATTTCTGTTGTACAATTTGTAATTTTATGTACAACTTTAAGAATAGGGTAATTAATGTCAAAATTTAAACAAGGAGCAGATATAAAAGTGTGATAGATACAATCATTATTATCCATATAACCAATTTGAGAATCTTTGGTTAAAGGATTTGTAATAAAGAAAATATGTTTATTTTTTTCTTGAATAAAGTGACGACCTATAAGAATATAATCTAAAGGAAACTGTAAACAAAATTCATTACCAGGTTCATTTTGGTAATTTACAGAACTCGCATCAAAGTTTTCCATATTAGCATTAAGAGCATAAGTCAAGGAACCTTTAGGAATCTGATTAACAGATTGATCCATATTAAGGCCTCCTGTACCTGTATTATACTCATTTCTAATATTTCCTTGAGATTGCTCTTGGGTATTATCTGCCATAATGATTAATTATTACGTCTTCTTCCATAACGAGAGATTCTATTAGGAAGCTCATACATATTAAATTTATTTAACTGTTGTTTCATTCTATTCATCTTTGTATATACATCTTGCTTCTTAATTTCCATTTCTGCCATTATATAGGCTTCATCTGACAAAGATTTATAGTATTGAAGTTTTTGTTGTAACTGATTAAATGTTTCATCATTAGTTTGATTAGCAAGCATTTCAAAAACTTTATACTTAATAAAGTGTTCTACATACTCTCTAATACGATAATTATCAGGAACTAATTGGTTACCTATTTCATCATAATCTGTTGCATAAAAAATTAAATGTACCACACCATTTCTAAAGTTTGTAACAAATTTATTTCCTCTAATATCAAAAGAATCATAAGCAGAACCATAAGGAACATTACCTGTATTATTATGATATTGTCCATACAAATCTAAATTACTAGTGTAATTAACATCACAGTTATGTTTAGTAGATATATTACCTGGTTTAAGTAAATAAGCTTGTCTATATGATCTAGCTTGTTGTGTATTAGTTTTGTATACAGCTTGTACAATATCTGGCATACATTCTGGACATCCTGTTGTACATCCTGTATTTGTACAAGGAGTCCCATTAAATGTAATAGGAGCTATTTGTATAGTTGTAGATCCTGTTTGAGAATAAAATGAATTTGCTGTTTGATATGGTAGCAAAGGAATTTCTGCGCACATCCATGCTTCTCTAACAGCATAAAAGTTATCAGGTAGGCGAGCTTCAAAATCTTGAATTTCTAATGCTATTTCTGCTATAATATAACTAGACTTTCCTAACTTTTTAAGACACTTATCTAAATATGTTGGAAAAAGTAAATCATCTACTGCACCTGTATCAAAATAGCTTTTAAGCTCTTCTTTCACTGTAGAGTAAATTGGTTCAGGACTAATAAAATTGTATTTATAATAAAAGCTCATTGTTTTTATTTTTTAATGTTCCACTCACAATAAATATGTTGATATTTATCATCAGTATTAATATAGTGTGCTAGTAGTCTAGATGTCACTCTTGAAGGCTTAAAATACCAAAGATTAGAAAACCTAAATCTTGCAGGGTCCTTAAACCAATGCCAACCAAAAAAGTATCCTTCTGTATGATAATTAAAGTTGTATATAACTTTTCCTTTTTCTTTTGTTTTTTTCCAATCTATAGGAAGATTGATAAATTCTTTTGTACCATTACTTTTTATTTTTCTTCTTTTCTTTTTGTTTATAGAAAAGTATCCAAATCCACATGGTAGTTGAATTTTTTCTCCTGTTTCTAAAATATAGTCTCTAAAAGCTTCGTTAAAAGAATATACTATTATTCTCCAATCATCATAAGAAAGATTTATTTCAGGATGAGCTTTACAAAAAGCTATGTAATTTTCTTTACTTGAAGATCTAAACTCAACTTTTACTCTCATATATATTAACTAGTAGGCTTAGTGTTAGGAGCTTGACCATCTATTCCATCTGCTGTTATATCAGTTTTTAATGAGAAATATGTAGATAGAAGTTTTTGAGATGTTAATTGTAACACTTGCTGTTCTAAATATCCAGGAAGAGGAAACTTTTTATCTAAAGGATTAATACATATATCTTCTTCTGTATAACTTCTTCCACAATTACAATCCTCTGAATACATAATGCTGTTAGGGACATCTTCCTCAAAAAATGCAACAAATCTTACTGCTTCTAAATCTGGATTACTTATATATAAATATCCATTAGAAATCCAGAAATAAGCTTCTTTTTTAATTATGGGAAGTTTTAAAAGATTTACATATCTATTTACAGATATTTCTTTAAACTTTGTAGCCTTACCCCCTAGCGCATTAATAGAGTACACTCCTTGAATAACATATTGATAGTTACCTTCTGATATCCTTGGAAGTTTTTCTTTGCTCCTAGCCACTGTACATTCTTCTACATAATCACAACATTCAGATAAAGGAACTTCTTTCATTTCTAAACAAGGAATTGTTGTAAATAATGTATCAGTTGCCCAGAGCTTTCTAAGATTTGTTTCTCTCTTAATTAATAAAAGAGAATTGTTTCTTATTTCACTTAGTATGGCTCTATCTGTTATGAGTGAATCAGTTGAAAGCAACTTATGAGTTGATCTAACATCTGATACTAATTTTCTTCCTGTGCTCATATTGTTTTATATTCTACTCTCGAATTCTGCAATTCTTCCTTTAATAGGATGATACACTGTAGCAATTCCAGCTCTAATGTTATTAATATAATTATTATCTAAATGCCATCTGTCTGTTCCTGATAAACTTGGCATCTGTTGGATTCTAACACCTTTAACTTCTTTAGCCATATAATGGTGTTTATCTCCTGTATGTACCTCTCTGTATATAGCACAACCAAATGCTTCACTATTTTTACCAGTTGCAAACACTAGTGGCAAATCTTCTATTTTACAATTACCATGATGATAACCAATAAATGTGTTGCCCAATAGTACAACTTTTGTTGTAGAATGTTCTCTTTGAAATGTAATATTAGGTTTGTTTGTAAAATATATATCCAAAGCATGTGCCAAATAAAAAGATTTAGTTCTGTCATGATTACCTTGTACAAGAACAACCTTCACATTATCTGAATACGCATTTAATATTGATATAGCCGTAACTAATAAATCAAATCCTTCTTCATACTCATTATCATATCCTGTGAGAACATCTTGAGGAGTACCATTTGTAGTTTGATTTTGATAATTGTCTGTATGGAAAAAATCATTTGAAATAGGAAACACAATAGTTCTTATATCAAAAGAAGCTTTAGCTTTAACTAATAAATCAGTTAATACATATAAAAACTGTTCTTTTTTAGTTTGAATACTTTCTCCTTCTAATGTTTTTTTAGCTAAATGAAAATCAGCTATAGATATTTCTAAATCTACAATCTCTGTATTAATAGTAGATTTTACTAAACTTAATTTAATTTCTTTTGGAGTGTAATTTTTTAAAAATTTAGAAAAATCTTCTGGAGAATAATCTTTAGGAGTTTTTAATTTACTAAACACTGAAGAAGTGAATTTTCCTGAAGGAAGCATTTTAGACCAGTAATTTGTAATTACATATTTGTCTAAATTTATTTTATGTAGTTTAGCTAATTCAATATCATCTTTAGGATCAAAGTCAGATACTACTGTACTTTCTAGAGTTCCTTTTTCAACATTTACTTTTTTTTCTTCGCTGTAATTTTTAATTATTTCTTCTGGCTCTTTACTTTTAAGCTCTATTAAAAGCTCATCTACTTCTTGCTCAGTTATATTAAGTTTTTCAGCATAAAACTTTTTACTTCTTTTTTGAGATAACAATTTTTCTAATTGGTATAACAATATAGTATTTTCAGCCATAAAAATTTATATTAATTAAAATAACGTAAAGGTATAAAAAAATAATTTGAATAAACAAATAATATGCTATTAAATAATAAAAAACTCCCAAGCAAAAATTTACTTGGGAGATAAACTCAAAGAAAACCAACAAACTTTAGAGTTTTTATACTGTTGTTGTGGTTGTTGTTGTAGTAGGGCAATTACTTATACTCATAATTACACCACCGACAATTTCTGTTATTTCATTAGTATCTAAATCTGTTATGTAAAAACCATCTTCTAATAATGTACAATCTGTTGAAAATATTCCTAAATAAACAGTTTCTCCTAATGTAAATGATGCCAATTGACCAGCTTTTCCTTGCATAGTTCCTGAAGGAATATTTGTATCAAATTCATTAGAAGCTGTACATGCATCAAGAAAAGAACTTGTAAATATAAACTCTGGACCTCCTGATGGTGTATATTTCCAATTAAAAGATTTATTAATTAACCCTCCAGGTCTTTCACAAGGTGGTTCTGTTAATATTATATCAACATAATTAATACAATACTGAGAAGTAGATTTTACTCTTACAACTGATGTAAAGTCAGGAACCAATGTAGATGTATAACCAGAAGTTAAATCAATCTTAGCAACACCCACTTCAAAAGGTGTAACAAACCCATCTAAATCTGAATATAGATTAAAAGGACCACTGTCTGATCCTGCTGTTGTTAATGTTATAAATACTGTCATTTTATTTTTGGTTTAGCAATTAATTTCTTCTTTTTCCTCCCCATTTACTATTACAAGTGTATCAATGTCTATACATGGTGTATAGGTTGTATTCCCTAATGTTAAAAGCCCTCCTACTGGATCTCCTAAACAAGTTATTGCACTCCAACTTCCTCCATCGATTGTTAATGCTTGTAATCCATATATTTTACAAATTAATGGTTTTACTGTAGTAGTAGTTGTAGTTGTACATAAAATTTCTTCACAAGTTGCAAATCCTTCATCAGGTATTGAAGCATCACTTTCTCCTACATCACATCCTAAATATTCATAAGGAGATATTACAAACTCTCCTAGTTGATAAAAATTAAACAGAGTTAAAGGATTTGAGTTATAAAGAAAACTGCTCTCTACAAATTCACAAAGTTCACAAGTTAGAACATCATAAGCATATTGCCATCTATTACATAATGCAGTGGTTGTAGTGGTTGTAGTGCTGCTTGTAGAAGTTGTTGATGTGCTGGTGCTAGTCGTTGTAGTACTACTACTAGTTGTACTGGTACTAGTAGTACATATAAAAGGATTAACTTCTACACACACTCCATTACAATCACACTTTACAAATCCTGTAAACATATTATGCTGGTATATACATTATGTAATAGCAACCAATTGTTGGTTGGTTGTTTTGGTGAGCTTGACTTTGTCCTGTATCTTCTAAAGATACAGTTATATTTGATTCTGATAAAGAAGATAGTCCAACAGTTGCTAAAGCTCCAGAAGTAGTAGATTGTAATCTATATGTCTCACTATTACCTCTGTCTTGATACCAAACAATAGGATTAGTAGTAGAAGGTGTTATAAAAGGTCCTCCGCCTAAAGCTGTTGTAAAATGAGAATGTTTATTATCATCAACATTTACAATATGTGTATGAATAGGAATTTCAGGAATTCCTAATGTTACAAAGTTTGTTCCAAAACTAGCACCTAGGGTATAATTAGGATTAAGAGTATTAGATGAAGGATTAACATCTGGAGGAAGTGTATTTCCTCCCATACCATTAGTAACACCAGCTAAAACTCTTCCTCTTAAATCAGGTGTACCATTTAAACCATTACAAAAATATATATTTTCATATTCAGATCCTACAATACCAGCTCCTGTATTAGTAAAGTTATTTAAAAGCGCAGTTGTAGGAAACCAAGGATAAGCTACATAAGGAACCATTTTTGTGTATTGCTTTGTAGTTGGACCAACAAGACCTTCATCTTCTAATATATTAACAACTAAATTACTTAATTCATCTTCTAATACATAATTATTTAAACTTAAAATAGTTGTTGTTAATAATTGATCTGTTTGACACAGCTGATCTATTACTGCTTGAAGAACATTATGTGTATTAGAAAATGTTGTTTCCTCTACTGTTAAACATCCTTCATTATAAGGGCCTTCTAATATTTCTAAATTATTAGTAACATTATTAACTAAATCTTGTAAATCACAAGCTGAATCAATAAGAGCTTGTAATAAATCATTTAATGTTGGACCAGCACATCCTACACAAGGAGGAATATTATTTGCTACTATTGAGCAAACTCCTTCTAAGTCTACAATAGGTTTAATACCTGTTCCATTTAATGTACTAATAAGAAATTGAGCTAGAGTTTGTTCTACAAATTCTAGTGTATCACCATTTTGAATTCCTAGTGCAGGAATATCTGCTCCTGTATATTTTACACATTTATCTGATGTAATTTCAGAGCATCCATTAAAACAATTTGTACAAGACATAATATATATTTTATTTTATAAGTTTTTTACTAATCTTACTGAGCGACCATATTTTTTACCAAAAGAAAAAACTGATGCATTATTATTATTTTGAAATAAAATAAGGTAAAAAGCATCAGAAGCACCACTAGTTGTAACACTCCACCAATTACCACCTTCTCCTAAATACCAAAAAGTACCAAAAGTATCTGGAGTACGGTTACCACCAGGTAAAGCTGTAAAGCCACTACTATTGGTTGCACCTGAACTCATATTCCAATGAGTAGTTCCTGCTTCTTTTAAAGCTTGTCCTGCTAATCCTCCTCCACCTAAAGAACTAATTAAAGTATTAAACTCTGTTTGTGTAGGAACATGATATCCTGCAGGTGCTAATTGTTTTCTCAATGCAGGGTTGGCAGCTGATGCTGCGTCATAAATTCCTGCCACAGCATACCAATTGTATAATTTGCCATAAACACATTCATTTGCTGGGTCATTGTCATAATAACACCATGCTCCTGTGGTAAGATTTTGCCAAGCTGCAGGGTTACTAACTTGAGGAATTGGAGTACCATCAGAGTATGTAGTTACATTAAGATTGCAAGCTGTCCAGGTTTGTGCACCAATAGTAACATCTGTTAGCTGACAACAAGTTGTGGTTGTTGTGGTTGTTGAGCTTGTAGTAGTAGTTGTTGTTGGAGCTATTGTTGTTGTAGTAGTGGTTGGTGTAACAGTTGTAGTTGTTGTAGTTGTTGGTGGTGTTGTAGTTGTAGTAGTTGTTGTAGGAACACATAATACTGCTTCACAAGTAGATTGTTCTGTTTCTGTATTTATATTAAAAGAAGTAGGACTACTTGATGTACCCATAAATTCTAATATTTGAAAAACAAATCCAGAAAAATCATCATAATAAAACTGCCCAACATTTAAAGGTCCAACATTTGCTCTTATATATGATCCACTAGTTTCACAAGTCTCACAAACAAGTTGTTCTATTCTATAAAGGTAACTAATTACAGTTGTAGTAGTAGTGGTGGTACTAGAACTTGTAGTTGTAGTAGGAGTTATAGTGGTGGTTGTAGTTGTTGTACTGCTGGTAGAAGTACTAGTTGTAGTACTAGTAGAAGAAGTAGTTGTACTAGTAGATGTTGTAGTTGTTCTTATTGGTGGAGCCTCAAAACAATTCTTCACACAATTTGCTGTTAGTTTTACAACTTGTGAAGCAATTTGATTAACAGAATATTTTGATACATAATCAGGGTTGATTTGTTTATAAAATAAAATTCTTCTGTATTGTATTAAATCAAAAATTGCTGATCCAGAAATAGGTTTATTCAGCATAAACACTATATTATTATACATAGTGCTTGAAAGCTGTGCTAATTTACAATCTATAGAAGCTATTAATGAATTAATATCTCCACACTTTGTACAGTTAGTTTGTTTAGGATAGAGCATTTATACAAAAGTTTTTAATTTTATTTGCTATAGAATAACAAGCATTACATAGTCCTTGTTTTAATTGACACCCACATCCCACTTGTATCCCACACTTACTACAAATTGCCATTTTATTTATTATTGAAAGTTAATTAAATAATTATTACCAGAACACCCACAGTTGTTATTGATAAAAGTATCTAACATCTTAGATGCTTTATTATATAATTTATTAGCTGTAATAGGATCACAGTTATTAGCTGCTGCTATAGAACCCTGAATAAAGAAATATATTGTAGATAGATCCACTTTACTTTGTGTTTTAATAGCTTGATCGCATTCCATCATATCTAATTTCATAAATGCTTCATCAAACTTTGCTTGTAATCTATCTACACGCATTATAGTTTTTTCTACAAAATATACCTCTGGTGGTTCTATAGTGTATTTAAAAGAATATATTCCATCAGGAAGAGGTTGTTGTACTCCTGGTTCTGTTATTTCTAGTGTATCAGAAGTAAAAAAATTAAGTTCTAACACATTAAATGGTATAGAAACTTTTTCAAATCCAGGTACACATATTTCTATAGTTGGATCTGTTACTACAGGAGGTTTAGTGGGATAGATAGAAATATCTAACACAGATAAACTAAGTACATCGAATGTAGGAACAATTGTTATATTTAATTGTATTTCGTCCATATGGTTGAAAAAAAAATACCAGAGGAATGTGGAATATCCTCTCCTCTGGTATAGATTATTTATTAAAAAAGTTTCTTAAGGAATCAACGTACTTGTTGTTGAAGTAGTTGGCCATACAGTTGTAGTAGTAGAAGTTGTTGTAATACAAGTTCCAGTTTCATCTACAAGTGTTCCTAGCAATCCTTCAATCAAATCATCAATATCTGTTTCAGCTCCACTATTTGAAGGAACAGCGATAATTACTTGAGAGTCTTGTTCGATGTAATCACCCCATTGGTAAGCTGATCTATCATACTCATTAAACTTAATGTAGTAAGTAGTGTAGTTAGTACCATCAGAAACCCAGCTTTCAAAGTTACCATTATACCCTACCATTCTGTAAAGGTGTTTTAGGTAACCAGCTTGGTAGCTGTAGAAGTTTTTCTCTAGTTGAATAATTTCATCAGAAGTACCTCTAGCATAGTTAGAACGTTGTGTAATTACAGCATTAGCAACAATGTTACAATTATCAGCAACAATAAAGTCAGCTGTAGTTGCAGGACCACTGTATACAAATGTACGGAACCACATTCTATCAAACTCATAAGGGAATGCTGCAACATCACATGGTTGACCATATTTAGTTAATGGTTTTCCAGAGATACGAAGTTTAGCAGCAGAGTTATTACCGATTCTTTGGAATTGATAGAAATCATTAAAATTAATGTTATCAGGATTGATACCAGGAGCTTGTTGAGTAAGTTTCAAAATGAAAGCATCAATTAATGCTGGTACATCTACTGTATCACAAGGATCTGCACCACAATCACAACAAGGAGCTTGTACAGTTACTGAGCGTGTAAACCCATTAAAATACAATGTATCCAAGTAAGAAGAATGTGCACGTAGTGTTAATGTTACAACATCACCACAATGTACATTCCAACCATCAACATCTGTAACTTGAGTTACAGGAGTAGGACATCCAGATACTTTGTAAAATTCAGTTACATTTGATTTACAAGAAGAACCTGTAGGACATCCAGCAATTTTGTCAGAACGTTTTGTTCCTTGCAAATAAGTGTTAACTCTACCTTGAGCTACATAAAAGTAATTTCCTGTAGCAGTAGGAGATGCAGGATCAATTACAGTGTAGTCAGCGTTGAAGAAACCTACTTCACCTGCAGACAAATTTTGTGTACGACCTGTGCTAGCAATATTACTGCCAACAGGAACTACAAAAAGCGTGTTTAATGAAAAATCAGCCATTTTATTTATTTATTAAGTGTTAAAAAATTATTCGTTTGTTTGTATTCTATATTGTGCATTTTGCACTGCACTTTGATTCTCTGTAAACATCGCTAAGTTCTGAACTGTTAAATCTAATAATTCATCTTCTAAGTATGTTTCTAATTCACAATTTTGATCTATTGATGGTGTGCCATCAAATTTAATATATCCCTCTTTATCAATGTAAACTGGATATCTCATATAACTTATACATATTTCTTTTGGTGTGAATGTACCATCTGTAAATATGCTTATTTCATCAGAGGATAGGAAGTTAAATGTTTCTTGATATTCAAAACTTGGTTTGTAGTGTGTGTTGTTTAAAATAAACTGTAAATCACCATGCTTTGCTAAATCTCGATTAATCCAAATCTTTCTATTTTTACAAATTCCTTTATCAGCTAAAACATATGAATCTATATAAAACATATATTTTGGGTCTAAGGAATGTAAATTAGCTTTCCACTGATTTAGTTCTTTGTTTTTTAATGTTAATGGTAATGTTCCTTCGTTATATGCTATTATAAGACTTTGCAAATCTTCATAACGTTTTTTAAAGGAATCTAGCCCCATCTGGCTAACAGTACTAATGTTATCAACTTTTTGCTTTATCAACTTAATCTGAGCTTCATTAAGAGCTAAGATTTTATCTTCAAGCTGGATTTGTTGATGCTCATTAGTTGATAGCTTATTTAATCGTTGATCAATTTTATATAATAAACTATCTACTGGTATCATATTTTATATTTTTAAAAACTAGCCACTTAAACAGCAGCTAGTTTTTTAGTTTTTAATTTTTGTTCAAGAGTGATTAATTCATCTTGATTATCATCATCGATTAAGAATTTAACCAAATCTTCTTCATCTTTAGCAATTTCAAATTCTCCTTCATAAACTTTACCATTAGGTTTTATTCTATAAATAGAATGTGTTACTGCTTGTTTAACTAAGTCTTTAATATGTAATAAATTCTCTTTCATATCGGCAAATCTATTAAATACTTCTACAGGATTTAATCCTTGGAAAGCTCCAGATTTAAATTCAGATTGTTTTAACATATTATCTACTTGGTTGTAAACAATTTCTTCTTTTGTATCATCTGTTACTGGAAGACCAAGTTGTCTAGCAACTTTACGTTTTTTCTCAGGTGTCATACTGTCAAACTTAACAATTGCTTTATTAATTAATTGTTTTTTCTTAAATATGATTCCACTTTCAATATCCTCATCAACAACATAAAATTGTGTTTCTGCTGGATATTCACCTCTTTCCCATGCTTGATAAGAACTTGCAATAGTTGGATGTACTCTAAGCCATGAAAAAGCTAATTCTTGAAAAGGAGTAGATAAATCAAAGTAGTTGTCTCCATCTAAAAGTTTTACTGATTGTACGTGTGTATAATCTTCATTAGATAGAGATAGTCCATAGTTCCAAAATTTAGAACGAGGGCCTAAATCAATATCACCTAAAGCAGCTTCTAGTTTTGCACGAAGCTTGGTAACTCTTTCAATTTCTAATTCTCTTTCTGTAGGATCTGCAATTCTTTTAATATAAGCTGCATTTGGGTCTAACCCTGTTCTGTATTGACCATCCAATTCTTTGTAAGGATATTTGAATACTCCTGTTCCTGGTATTCTTGTAAGTCCTTTTGATGCTAAACCTCCTTGCATTGTTTGCAATTGAGAAGTTGTATAATCTTTCTTTAATGTAGAAATCTTTCCTAATTTTGCCATGATGTAGTTAATTAATTATTATTGGTTTAAATTTGCAGAATGTTCCCATCGAAGGGAATGCAATATAGACATGTAGTCTAGTATTCATCATTCTGTTTGAGATCAATCCCCTCTAGGAGGGAGTGGGTATGAGGGGATCTTTCTCAGAAAAATGAGTTACTCTGGGACGCTGTTCTTGTGGGTAGCGTAGTAACTACTGTTATTATTAGAATTGTGGGATTTCCTCAATCAACACAGTTCTTGACAAATCTTCAATGAATACATCACATCTGTCTTTCATCCAGATTTCGTATCCTGGGAATTTGTTAGCACTTGACATACCTTGAGATTTTGCAAATCCTAAGTGGTGACGAGTACCATCAATATATCCCCAAGTCATAGAAGGAGCACCCTTCATACGCACTTCACGAATGTTATTTACCATTGAACCATCAGACATTGGAGAAACATCAAACACCATAAATACTGGAGTAGATTTTTTGTTTTGTCCAAACTCTAGGTTAGATTGTGGTAAATCTAATTCTTTCAAGTGAATAAGTTCAACACGCCCAGTCTCACGTGTAACCATTGCATCAAATGCAAAGTTGTAAGTGATGTGTTGTCCTTCTCCTTGCATATATCTGTTTCCAGAATCTGCCATAAATGTAAGACCAGAATTCAATGCATCATTTTTCAAAGCTTGTTGGAATACATCAAATCCAGCTTCATTAGTATACATTTTAACTCTACGATCTTTTACATCCACACGTCTGTAGAATAAATCTCCAAATACTGAACGGATTAGATTTGCAGAGAATTCACCTCTGTTATATTGTACCAAGTTACCATTGTTACGCATTCTGTGGTAAACACCTGCAGATGTACGCTTCAATTCTTGCTTAGAACCATTAGTTTTAACTGTTCCAGGCTTAGCCCAAATCATTCTCTTAACTTTTAGCTCAAGCATAGACTTACGCATCCAGAACTCAATAAACGGTTCCCATTTAACATCATTACGAGTTAAAGGTAATTGGTTTCTACGTTGTGGAGCATATACTAAAATGTCAAGAGGTTTACCTGAAGCATCTCTCATCATTTTATCATCAGCCCATTCTGTAATTTTGTGCTCATAACCATATGCTGACCCTAAAGATTCAAACATAGTGATTTTTTCACCAAGTCTTGGTAGACCAAGTAGATCTTGATCAAATTCACCAATTGCAGCATCTACTAATTCTAGTTCAATACCAACTTGTAAAAATGTAGAAGAAACAAAATCTACAATAGGATTGTCAGTTACTAAAGTAAAAGAGTACAAGAAACCAGCATTCCAAGCAATTGGATCTTTAGTTACATAGAATCTTGGACCATACTGACGAGAACCTACAGATACAATAGCATTTTTAGAAAACTCATTAGTATCTAATACTAATTGAAATTCTTGACCATCAATACCTGGTTTACCTGTACCTTCTTGTAAAATAGCAGTTAAACTAGCAGGAATATCAATAATTTTTGGGAATTTGTAAGGAACTTGAACTTCCCATTTCCAAGAATCACTATTATTATCAATGTAATAAGGAGTGCTCTTGTTAATCATGTCTAAGAAGTCATTGCTGTACAATGAGCTCTGAGTGTACAAACTGATGATTTTTTTATCATAGTCAGCAGGTTCTGTAGAGTGAAAAGACTCTAAGTGATTGGCATCAGTTAGTTTTCCTACAGCACGTTTGTCCATAGAGGCAACCCTTGCGTAGGTAAAACCAGTTAAGCCAGGAATAGTTTGAATTTGTGACATTTTTATTAATCGTTTTGAGTTATTATTAATTTAAATTATTTTATTGGAACCAAGAACTACTTGTTGACTTTGTACCAGTTGTTCCAGTTTTAGCAGTTGTTTTTTGTCTAGCAACTTCTGAAAACAATTGATTAGCTTGTTTAGACACTCCTGTTTTTTGTATAGTTGATAATGTTGGATCTTTTTCTAAAATTTTAAGAAGTAGAGCAACCTTAACTTTTGTAGCATGATTTTCTGGTCTCTTTAAATCCAAAATAGTTCTATCAAAGTCTGATAAAGTTTCTCCTGATGCAGTTTTCCATTTATCAACTAATAGGAAGTCTTGTAGTTCATTGACAAGCTTTGGATTTAATGGAATACCATCAAACTCTTTTGCTTTTAGTTTATCTTGTAAAACTTCATGTACATTATTAATATACTGTTGTTTTATTTGTTGTTTTTGTAATTGTTCTTGCTCTGCCTTTTGTTGCATAGCTTGCAACTTTTGAGCTTCTTTTTTAACTAACACTTTATGATGTTTAGTAGATACACTTTCTAAATCACCATAATTTTGAAGTCTTTCAATTTCTGTTGTTATATCTTCTGGATCAAAACCTTGATCAGCTAAAGCTTGTCTCATTACTGAAATTTGATTTGATTCTTGTGATAAATCCATTTCAGCAAAGTTTACAACTTGGTTATATGTCCCAAAATATTCTTTAGGGTTTACACCTTTTACAAATATGGCATCAAAAGCATTTTGGTAATCCTCTCCAAATTGTCCTATAAAGTTTTCTACAATTTCTGAAGCTCCTTTTCTTTTTTCAGCATTAAATCTTTCTAAAAATTCTTCTGCAGTTGTAATAGGAGATTCATCATCATCCTCCCCTTTAGTAAACACTCCTAGTTTAAACAAATCATTTGAAAGAGCTGAAAATTGTGTAGAAGGTTCTTCATCATCATCTTCTGTTTCTGTATTTGTAACAGATTCAGTAGGTTTTACAGTTTCTTCATCTTCATCTGTATTATCTCCTAGAAAATTAGAGATTGCTGATTGAGCTTTTTTCTCATCACTGTCTTCATCTTCTACAGGAGTTATCTCTTTACCTTTTGGTGTAGAAGGAGCTTTAGGTTCAGCATCTTTTACTTCATTAATAATAGGGGTAACATCATCAGGATTTGATGAAGCTGTTTCTGGTGAAAATAGTCCTTCTAGTAATTCTTGGTTTCCAGCACCCATTTCTAAAGTGTCCTGAATAGAGAAACTATTGGTGGATAGTTCTAAATTATCTTGTGCCATAATGTAGTTGTATTTAATATTTGGTTTATATTCTATGTAAAACTATAACAGTTATTTAAATTACAAAAGAAAATAGTGCTGTATTAAAACATATTGTTGGGTAATATAGCATTATCTTTTTTTTCTCCTTAAATTGAACTAACTTTTTTTGTTATTTTTATTAGCAGCACGTCCTTTTGCATTCTCTTTAGCAACAGCTAAATCATTTGCCATATTCTCCCTAGCTACTTGTAACTTTTCTCTTTCTATAGACATCTTATCTGCTGCTTGTTTGTTTTTAGACTGTATATCTGCCATTTTCATACCATAATCTTTTGCAGCCTTATCTTGATCTTGTGCAAGTCTACTCATTTCTAGTACATCTGGAATAGCATTAGCATTTACATCTTCTGCTTCTACATTACCAAATCCTGTAGCTTGAATAATAGCAATTTTTTCTTTAGAAAGTCTATCAAGTTCTTTTTGATAGTTTTCATTAGCTTGTTGCTCTTGTTGTAATTGAGCTTGCTGTTGCATTTGAGCTTGAGCAATTTGTTGTTGTTGTTCAACTTTTTGTTGTTCAAGTTGTTGTGCTTGTTGTTGAATAGCGTCTTGTTTATCTCTAAGATCTCTAAACACTTTCTTCATTTCTCTCATAGACTTAGTGCTGTAAAGCTCAATAACTTCATATAAGCTTCCACCATTTTGCATAAGAGGTTGAGCAAGTTGTCTAAGTTCATTAAACATTTGCGTATCTTCTGGTCTATTAGTTGTAAACACTTTTAAATCTCTAAATCTAATATCAGATCCATTTACTTGTACAAATGCAGATTCTCCTTCATTAGTAACATAAGAAATTGTTGATTGTGGTTTAGCACTTTCTATGTATAATGCAGCATCGATTATAGCTTGATATAATTGTCCTAATACATATTCGTGTGCTACAAATAAAGGCTCTGTTTGTGTATAACTGTGTTGTATAGCAGCATTTGTACCTGTAGCACTTTCAGAGGCAGAGATGCTTCCTAAACGCTGTTTAGACATACCTATAAGTTCCCAGCATTCATTTTTTAATTGTACAGCTAAGTTATAACGAGATTGAATCTCATTGGTTCTTGTAAGGTCTACGTTTCTAGCTACAGATTGATTTGTTACAGGAGCTTTGGTATTTTCAGGACTATCATCATCAAACATGATACCACGTTCTCTTGCTTCTAATTCCCAGATATCAATATCATCTTGAGCATCTCCATCCTTCACTCTAGGAACTCTTCTAATATTAACAGAAGCTACATTACCAATTTCTTTTTCAAGAAGCTTATACATTTGATTCATACAAATGTTATATAACACTTGGAAAGGTTTCATCATATCAATTAATGACTTAGCCTCTGTATTCTTCACTTCAAAAGTTGTTCCAATTATAGGACAATAATTCAATAGTTTATAAGGTTTGATATGATAGATGTCTGGACCAATTTTAATTCCTTGATACCATTCATTAATCCATCCCCATTCTAGTGACTTCTGTGTAGGAATAGTTCCTGATTTATAATTCTCATCAACAAGCATTGATTGCTCATTGCCCATTTCATCTTCATATATAAGTTTTCCAATTTTTTTCTTAGAAATCCAATATGCTCTAACTACAACATATTTGTATCCAAATGAAGAAACATTAGATGTTAAACCAAGAAAATCTTGTAATCCATCATTATTTTCTTTCATTTCTGATTCTATAATCATTCTTGTTTGTAGTACTAATGGATCAAATGTATCATACTGTACAGAGTCTTGCCCAGGTGTAGCATTAGGGTTACCTAAATTAGATTCACGTACATTAATTAATCCATAGTCTTGTAATGATGAGCGTAAGTGGTCAATTTCCTCTTTCGTAAGATCTGGGATGCTTTCAATGATCTCCGAAAGCTCCATAACTTGTACTGTACCAGCAGCATAGGCTCCTTGAGTTCTACCAGTGGGATCTGATATCCACTTTCTATCAGGAGTAGTAAGAAACCAAGTGTTTTTTGGGTTGGCCACTTCAATGTTAAACCCAGTTTTGGAATTGTCTTCATATATATGATAAAACTCTCTTGCTGATATAAGCAAGTCTCTAAATGTATCTTCTGATTTTTCTTTTATATTAAATTCTGCTTTTGTACATGTAAGAATATGGTTGGCCCATTTTTCAGCTACAGATGTATATGAATCAAGTTGATCTTTAACTTGTTCCATTGTAAGCTGTTCTAGTTGTTCTTCTTCTAGTTCTTCTCCAGCAATAGCAGCTTTTTCTAATATTTGTTGTTTAGCTCTTGATATAATATACTTTTGCAGTGTATCAGTTTTAAACTGTAACTCTTCTGCTTTACTATCGTCATCAAATGCCTTCACTCTATATGTATCAGGTCTTTTTGAAATTTCTCCTACCAAACCATTAAGAGGAGTGGTAATTATAGAATAATGTTTTACATAAGATGGTAGAGCCAAATCATTTTGTAAAATTTCAGTAAAACTTTTTACTTGAGGATCTTGATAAAAATCTTCCATACGAAGAATACCTTTTACCAAATCATAGTTTTTTACAAATGTATCTCTATTTTTAATATATTCTGCATAAGCCCTGTTAGCAAAATAATCCATTGTATTTTTAATCCAACTCTCATCTTGTTTTTCCTTCTCTGTTTTAAACTGATCAGGAAAAATATTTAAATACGCATAACGTATTGTAGCATCTTTTGTATATCTAATTATTGCCATTATCTAAATAATTTACGTTTATTGTTATTAAACACTCCTCTTGATTCTGGAAAGAGTGAACTTTTTTGTCTTTTAACTCCCATTGATTTTGTTCTTGAGTCTGAATTATCTCCAATCTTTCCAAATATAGGATCAAGTTTCATGGCAAGAGAAACAGCAAGTTCTGCTGCTATAATTCTATCAAAGTTACCATCTTCATTATATTGTATCATTTCTTCAAGAAGTACTGGGTCAAGTATTTTTGACATTCCTTTTGTTTCAGAAATAATATTATCATCATCATCTTTTTCTACATGTATAACTTCTTCTGTATATTTCTTTAGACATCCATGTAGAAAGTCTCTTATTTTTTCTGCAGATCTATGTATTCCATAATCACGTCTAACGGTAGTATTTGGAACAATTTCTTTTAACCAATCTGGTTGTTTTTCTAAATAATGTGCATCTCCTTTAGAAATCATATAATCTATAAAGGAGATTTCATCATTTTCACATAATGTTCTAGCATTGTAATACTTTATCAACAATCGTGCTTGTTCTTCCCATGTTTCTTTTTTATCTGGACGAGCACAATAAGATGCTACAAACATATCTTGATATTTTTCTCCTGATATTGTATGCATACGTTTGTATATATACACAGAACCAAGAGAACTTGAATATGCAGATTTACCTTGTCTATAAGGGTCAACTCCTGCTACATATAATCCATAAGGAGGGTTTTCTATTGGAAACTCATATATAACTACAGGAGCATCTTTTTGATCTGTATTTTTTAATGGAAAATTTGATATAGGTAGTTTATCAGAGAATGTATGTTTAACTCCTTGTCCATCATCATACAGCACTACAGATGTTCCTGTTCTTTCTTGTTGTAACAGTCTAAACTTCTGTCTTTTAGCTGCTTCAATATCAAATATATTTGTATCTTCATTAAGAAATATATCATCTACTTCTTGGGGATAATACATTTTCTCTTTAAGATAGGCCATTCTATCTCCAGCTTTTTTAAGCTTTTCAAGATTATCATTTGTAATCTTTGTGGCTAGTTCTTCATTACTCACCATCATCTTCACTTCATGTAAAGAAGAAGTTTTTGGTTTATCTAAAAATGCTCCCAAAGAACTTTCTTCTTTGGCTTCCATTCTATATTTATGAGAAATAAAAAGTCCATGAACTCTTTTTTCATCTTTTGCATTATTATATTCTAAGAAGTTAAAATTTTCAACATCAAACATTAAGCTTTTTGCATCCATAAACTTCTTCATATCTCCACCTGTTCCTGTAAGAATCGGAGAACATCCCCAACCAAATGGTGTTGTAAATCCAGGAATAGCAGCTTGAAGTCCTCTAAGAAAAGATCCTTTTCCAATCTCATCAATAATAAGTCTTCTAGGCTTTGTACCAGCAATAGCTTCCTCATTATTACCCTCATCAAGGTTACGTATAAGAATCTGGGAAAATGGAATTCTTTCTCCTGATTTGGTTTTAATTCCTAGTGTAACTTGATTTTTCCAATTATCTTCTACTCTTTGCCATCTCCAGGCTTCTGGTAAAAAGTTTAATCCTTTGTCAATCTTATCTGTAATAAGCTTTATATCAGGAGCATTTAATCCTGCAATAATATTCTGACTGTTCTCATCAAATGTAGCACCATGTCCAATGTAACTAGCTTCAATAACAGACTTAGCAAAACGACGAATACCTAGTATAACTAGACCTTTCTTTTCTTTATGTGCTCTATCTATTTCATTTGTAACAAGCCATTCATTATCTCTTAGTAATGGATTAGAATATTTCTGATTAATACGTCCATATTCATCTATAATATCTACTTCTGTATGCCAAATATTTAAATGCCAATATAGAAATGGATTGATGTATTGTCCATCCATCATTGCTCCATTCATACATAGTTCTTTATGAAATGCAAAGAACTGCTTATATTCATCAGAGCTTCTATCTGGAATACGTTTTTGATTAATAAACCAATCTTTATATTCTATATTGTGTAAATTCATTACTTATTTCTACTCTTTAAAAATTCTTCTGCTTGAGAACTAAGTTCAGCTCCTCCTCTTGTTTCCACTTTTTTAGCTTCTTGTTTTTCTCTCATTACATCTACTTCTTTTAAAAGAGCAAGATAGTTTTTCATTGTTTCTTGTACAAACTTTCCTTGAGCTTCTATAGATGCAATTACCATAGGAAGCATTCCTCCTTTAGCTGTAGGTTTCCACTCTATTCTATCTTTTAAAGTATGAAGAGGATTTGCATCAACATATTCTTTCCATGAAGATAATTGTTGTTCAGCCCAATCAAGTTCTACATCTATATATGTATTCTTTTTTACTGCCATTATGTAGTTAGTTTTATTATTCTTCTTCTAATAAATCCTCAGAATTTAAATTCATTCCTTGTTTAAGAATCTCTTCCAAATCTTCACAATGAGGAACATCTAATTCTAATTCTATTAAATAATCATTTAATATATTAAACATTTCTTTGTCATTGAGATTTTCAATCTGATGATCATCTAATGCTGTAGCCAAGTGTTTGCCAAGAGTTTGTTTTGGAAATACAGAGCCAAGTTTATTTAATATATTTACACTTCGTTTATAATAATTGCTCATAGTCATCTATGTTTGGCTGGTCTTCAGTTAAATAATCATCTGACACTGTAATTCTTATTATATCCTTTTCCCTATCTGGATCTATAATTCCTTCTAAATCAAAATAATCATATCCATCATTATATAATTTTTCTAGTATCTCTAATAAATACTCAATAGGAATCTTTGTTAGTTTTAAATTACTCTTTTCCATTATCAATTATATTTTGTTGTTCTTGAGAAATTACAGCTTTCCATTTATTTAAAGGACAATTACAAGAAAGACATTTTGTTTTAGCAGAAAGAGTGCATCCACAATTTGTACAATGTACATCTGGTCTTAATGTTTTATGCTTTGTAGAAATATGTTCACAATTATTACATATTTCCATTCTTTCTTGACTTGTTTGCTCTATAACTAATTCTAGTTCTTTTCGAGGAAGAAGGTGGTTGCTCCATCCTTCAATTATTTGTTGTATCACTCCCATGATCAATTTTTGGTTTTAGTTTCACTCTATTATCAATAGCTGTAGCTAATTTCATTTCTAAGTTTCTTCTAACTGTAGGAGAAAGAGTTTCATCATTTAATAAGTTTGTAAAATAACTTATTTGTGATTCAAATAATTCCATTTTCTTCTTGGCTTTATTCATGTTAAACATAAACTTACCAAATCCAGAAAACTCTACACTATTATACTTATGTATTGCATCATTAGCAGAATCAAATTGATGAGCAATCACTTTATGAATAACTTTTTCAGAAATCATCTTATGCTCAATCACTTTATTAATTGCAATTTTCTTAATAAGAAAATCCTTAATATGTATATTAGGTGGTTTCATTCTCTAATGTAATTTGTAAAACAATATTCTTAGAGAAATCTAATTGTATATCTGGAAGTATTTTAATCTTCCCATCATCCTTAATTAATATTCCTAGTTTTTTAAGACCAGAAACTAAATTATTAATTGTGGCATTAGAAGTGCTGAATTCTTTACAGAATTCTTCTTTAACATGTTTATAAGAAATACTCCCATTAAGAGCAATAAAAGAAACTAATTGTATTTCTCTTTCTGTTACATTAATATCATTTATACTAAACAATATAGAATAGTATTTCTTAACTGAAGAAAACTTATCTCTCTCTTTTCTTTTAAATCTTTGTACAATCATAATCTATTTAGTTTATACAAAGGTATATAAAAAACATATATATAAAACAAATATTTTTATTTCTATCTATACAAAGAATAAATAAAAGCATTTTTATTATCAACCCACCCACCCACCAAAATTATAACATATTTTTTACATGAGCAAGAAAAAATTTTTTTTCCAAATTTTATGCCTCTCCCCTGTGAAATTTTTTTTCTAAAATTTTTTAGTAGCCCCCATGTTGATTATGTAGATGAGATGGTTGACCCCTTCCAACAACAACCCCACTGGTGTTTTGGCGAGTGGGGCGCATCCCCCACATAACAATTAAAAAATAGAAAAAATGACATTAGCAGAAGCAAAAAGTAAAATTGTATGGAAAGACCAAGAAGCAGACCGTGGTCAAAGTGTTGGTAAAACAGGTGATGTATTTACCAATTGTAATGTTTTAATCTTAAGAACAAGCAAGAATGGAGCTGCACGTGCTACAGTCTTATTTGAAGATAAGACTACAAAGAAAGTTACTAATATAACTTGTTCGATAGCACTCACAAGATATGTTCGTAGTGGTGATATAATGGAAGGACATATTAAAGCCTTACCACTATTTCATAGTGATGAAAAAGGTTTCTTTGTAGGACTTGGAAATCAATTTATTGACTTTGATGCTGTTAAAGAAGAAGCATTTAAAGTTGATAGAACTATTTCTACACTTGAAGCATCAGCAGCCCTTTAGGCTGCTTTTGCTTTTCGTATATAAGGGTGGGATATATACGAAGCTATTGGGTGGGAAATATAATATCAAAAAAATAATTCCTAAAGAACATATATATAAAGGACAATGTTTTAATTAATGTTGTCCTATATATATATAGGAGTAAAAAAGTTTATATCTTTACTAGGGGTCAAAAGTTCATTTTTTATTCATTTTAGGTGTTTTTGTAGGAAGTTTTCTTACAAATACTCTTAAAGGAATGTTAATGAAATGAATAATTGTATATTATAGGAGAGAATGAAATGGGGGATGTATATCCCACAACACAATAACAATAACTAAAAATCAATCAAAAAATAACAAAATCACTACAAAACATATAGCATTATGAATGAATCAAAGCTAACATACGCACAAATAGAACTATTACAATATATATTAAATGAACATATGTTTAATACTTGTAATATGGATTCTAAAGAATATATATCTCTTAAATATAAGCTTATTACAATGAGAGCTGAATTAGAGTATACAAAGTGTTCTATTTCTAAAGAAGTAATTTTTGCTTTATAACTAATAACATAGAGCTCTATTTATATATAGGGCTCTTATTTAATACTATTTAATTATGTCTATAAGAGAACAAATCTTATCAGCAATTAAAGGAGAAGCTATTAATAATCTTATTGATAAAAAAACTCAATTAGATGAAGATTTTAATAATGGCTTAATTAATTATGCTGAATATGAAGAGCGTAAATGGATTATTAGTAATGATATTGATAGTCTGTATAATTAACTTTTTAAATACAATTGCTTGATGCACTAGAAAGCAATGGTTGAATGTATGTACAAATAAGCGAATGAACAGCTTATAAAATAAATGTTCAAATAAAAAACTCAATAACATTCCAAGATGTTGAGGACACCAGTTTCTTTGATAAGAATTAACAGTTGATGAAGAGCAAGTACTCATCAAATTACATAATATTAAGAATATAGAGATTAAGGGCTAGAATACAAGCTTTCTTTAAATGAAATCCTCTACTATGTATCTTAATATGTGATGTAATATATATCAGAGTTTTAGGTGTAAAACACAAATTATTAACTGACTAAATAACAAAATTATGAATGTAGAAATTATTAAAGATGACCAAGGCTTTGCTGTTGGTTGGAGTATGCAAGGTGAAAATGATGAAGAAATTAATAAACTTGCAACAATTAGAGATCTTCAATTCTTTGGATTTGATGACACTGCTATTAAATATAATGGCAGAAAAGGCGGAGATGATGCTAAAGGTAATCCAGGAGTATTATCTTGGATACAAAGAAGATTTTCCTCAGATAAAAAATAATACATTAGTCAGTCAACTACAGGTAATGCTGGGTTGACTGATTATATTAAATCTATATATATTATGAATAATAATTTATTAAATGGAGCACCTCTGTATTATCCAAGTGCTAAAGAATGGATGTGGAACTATTGTATTTATTTAGGACCATTTACTGATAGTGAAGGAAATAACTATGATTTAGGAATATATTTAGATCCTGATAGTGTTTTTGAATGTAGTAATGC